CTACGCCTTTGTCCAAGTAAAAGCGGATGGTTGATAAGGGGCATGCTTCTCCAAGATTAACTTTGTGCAAATAACTCCACCCTTCGAGAGGGTGGTTGCTAATGGATTAAACCGGCCTGTTTCCGCTAGTTCTTGTAAGAAGGCTATATCTCCTTGATCGCCGGCGAAGGTTACTAACATTCCTACATCATTTTTATATTTTTCTTTCATTTCTTCGTAAAATTCAATATCTTGATTTTTCATATTATTTCCTTGTTTTTAAAAATTTTTCCATATCTTTTAGCAAGTGTAGGTTGGGTCATGACCCAACAATTACCTAGAGATATAAGGTTTTGTTGGGTTTTCAACCCAACCTACGCTTGCTACTTTTTCAAAATACTGCCATAAAGTTCAGCACGTTTTTTCCAAATCGGCAGCCACTCTGCTACGCGTGTACGATAAGGTTCGTAAATCGGTACGCCGCGTTTAATGGGTAATTCATTACGAATAAAACGTTCAACATAATCAAAATCCAAAATAACAGCACGCGCAATGCAATTCCCTAAACTTTCGTAGCCAAAATCGGTACAGGGATTGGGAAATTCTGCCTCAATCGGATAGTTACTGAGGAATTCTTTTTCATCGGGACTGCTGAAATAACGGTTGACTAAATCCAAGCCCCTCTCAAAAAAGCACGGATATAGGCCTCTGCTTCAGGTCGGGTATGTACCAGTTCTCTATATATCATGACGTTATTGTGTGCATCTGGGCTAAGAATAAGCATTCGAGCCGTCCAATACTTACTGTAAAAAGCTTCTCCTTGAAATGACTCTTTAACAACTTGATTGACTGATTTGTTGTAAACAATAACGCTCGGTTCAGCAGACAAATGTAATACCCAAGACGGATCGATATGAATTTCTGAGTGTTTCAATTCTTTGTATTTGAATTTTGAACCGTGGTATGTCCAACCAACATGTTCTGAAGCTAGGTTCTCGCAAAATTCTTTCACATCTTTTTGATTCATAATAGATTTACTCATTTAAGGGCTCGATTTGATACATTTTAGTTGGAGTTAGACCTTTAGATAAACCAGCTTGTTCAGCTTTTTTTCCCATGCTGACTGCGTTCCCCTTGATAGCTTCCAAATAATTGATTGCTTGCGAACGCTGTAAAGCGCGGTCTTTTACTCCTGTTTTCATTTCCAAACCAGCGAAGCCTTTATCATCTAACTTGATAGTACTTACTTTTCTTCCTGTTGCAATATCGGTTACCGTGTAGCCTTGAGGAACAGGAATATTTTGATTTGGTTGCCCATTCAGTACTTGGTCGATAACGGAGCGTTGTGCTGCATTTGGGCTTTGAATACTAACATTGGTAGTTACTCTGACATTTTGGTTTTCAAAACTTTGGATTGTGGCTTTTATTGATTCCTCATGCAGATTTCTTGAATGTGTAACGATTTGACCTTTGGGGGTTGGGTCAGGATTTCTTACCGCAACCTGCTTCCCATCAGCATTCACTACATAGTAACTGTTTTGAGGTTGGCCATTGCCATCTATACGGCGGTAAACCGTATTGCCCGAACCGTCTTTGTAAGTAGTGGCAACACTTCTGCCTCCCTTCGGCCCGATAAAGGTTTTGCTGGCCTCATCATAAATGTAATTATCAGGCAGAACCGAAGATTGGCGTTTCTGTAATTGGATATAACGGTCTATGGATTTTTGTCCCGTCAGCTGGCTGAATTTACGGCCAACCAAGGTTTCTGCACTCCATAAGGTAATATCGGCGGCATCTTGCACCAAAGGCGGACGGTTCTTGATAGGAGTGCCTAAAGAATCAATGACCTGCCTACCCCAGTTAGAGCGGTAAGTACCAAATAATTGTTCCGCTCCGTGTTTGCTTTGGGCATAACCGCCGGCAGTACCTAAGGTAGCAATGCCCGCGCCGCCAAGGCAGCCGACACCTGTAGTACATAATGCAGCCCCTCCAACTGCCGAGCCAACTGCCACAGCGGCTCCGGCTCCCGTATTGACAATGCCTTTGCCTTTGGTAATCGCACGGTCATAGCTGCTGCGCAAATCATTTGCGCTGTTCCAAAAACCATATTCAAATAATCCTTTGCCGGATTTGAGCAATAAGTTTTTTTCTGCTTGGTATCTGTCTCCTGATTCTTGCAATTCGCTCAATTGGCGATAATAAGGATCGGTTGTCGGAACGCCTTCTGCGCAACGAACAAGAGCACATGCTGCCGCATTCAGACGGCGTTGTTCCTCGGTACTTTTCCCTTGCTTCAAACGATTGAGTACGAGGGTCTCACTCGGATGCAGCTGCCTGTTATTCCAATCCGCATTCGCTCCGTTACCGCACCGGCATTGCCGCCCAGCATATAGCCGACAGCTGCGCCGCCTACGGTATCCACAACGGCTTTGCCGGTCGGATTCAGGTTTTCCGCTGCTTGGTCGAGGTAGGGCGCGGCTGCGGATGCACCGCCCGCGCCCAGCGCGCCACCGATGCCGCCCGTTGTTAATCCGCCTACTGCTCCGTGCAGAATGCTGCGGCCGATGCCGCCTTCTTTCCAGGTTTCGTAGCGGCCTCGGTTGGTTTCAAGGTAGCCGTCTACCTGATTTAATGCCTGTTGCAGGTTTTCACGCTGTTGGGCATCTTGGGTTTGCGTCAGTTCGCTTTCGATGGCGGATTGGAGTATTTCCGCTCTTTGGAAGTCTTGGCTGTTGCCCAAGTAATCCGACAGTCGGGCAACGCCCTGCGCGGCGTTTTACCGAATTCTTGCGTTACTTTCCTTTGCAAATCAATCTCGCGCTGAACCTTCTCTTTATCAAACGCATTGTTCAGACCGTGTAGGTACGGTTAGCCGCTTCCAGCGGCGTAACCGTACGAAATCCTATGAAATAAACAAAGCCGTTTGAAAGGTTTTAAGAAAACGGATTTCAGACAGCCTTGTTATTTTTATTAAAGTTTGCCGACGTGCGTACGGTTACGCCGCATAGGGCGGCTAACCGTACCTACGCTTGCTAAGCTTAGATATCAAAAAATACTGATATTGATAAAAATATAAAAGATATAATCGCAAAAAATGTATTAAAAATAAACAGGTTGGTTATTGTTTTACTTTTTAGCATCTTTCTTTTAAAGAAAATTTGATACATTATCGGATAAATACTATTGCTTTTATACATAAAATCCCAAAATCCTGATATTTTATTTTCAGACTTCAATATTTTATAGCATAATATGAAATGAAAAATTACTTGAACAAAATAAATTATGAAAAATATCGAGAAAAAGCTTAAATTTTCATTTGTTTTCATGTCCTTGTTTTGTAGGATTCTTTAACTTCCAAGTTGATTGGTAGCCGATATTTGCATTTGCTTCAACTGGTATTACTCCAAGGCCAACGCCTAGCTTTAGTGTATGCATAACTGGGGCACCTTTTTCCAAATTGGCTCCTATACAGCCACCACCAGCGGCTCCTAACTTACCATTTACACAAACTTCTGAATACCAACCGTCTTTCCGCGATTTATCGGATGTAGTTGCACCAATAAATCCTGATACACCCGCCCCAGCAGTACCTGCAATTGAAATAATCAGATCTCGATTTTCATTGATAGTTACATTAACATTTGCACCTACTCCAAGAGCTGCTGTAATTTCTGCTGAAATTGCCTTATTTGCACCATAAGACCTTAATAACTCGATTAACTTACTTTTCTCATCGGGAGAACTACGGGCGTTTACGACAAATTGTTGAACTTGTTGGTGTGCCATTTGTTGAAGATTGTTTTGCGCATTTTGAGAAATTCCAAAATCACTCAATGAGAAATTATTCTCCACCGCCGTCTGCGCAGCCTGCCCGCCGGCTACCCAGTCCGATCCCGAGCCACCTGCAGCCGCACTTACCGCCACTCCGCCCAGGCTCAGAATGCCCGACACAGTTTCTTTCTGCTCCGCGGTCAGCTTACTGCCGTCTTTCTCGCCATACAGCCATTGGCTTACATACGGCGCGGCGGCTTCTGCGCCTCCTGCGCTAATTGCGGCGGTGAGGGCGTTGTGGTCTCCGGCTGCTGAGGTGGCCGCGGCGATGACGCCGTGGGCCACTGCGCGGGCGGTTTCTTGTGCGGCGGTTAATTGGCCGTCTGAATTTTGAGCGGCTACGCCTTTAAAGTATTGGCCGATTTGGTAGCGGCCGCAGGGCTGGCTGTCGCTGCGGCGATACCCAATGCGCTGTCGGTCGGTGCGCTCAAACCTGTGGCCACGGCAGCTAGGGCTACGCCGCCTTTTTGCCAGTTGTCGGCCTTTTGATGGTGTTCATTGGCGGTTTGTACGGCTTCGCGGTAGGCGTTCAAATCGCCGTTTTGTAATGCTTGGGCAGCGTTGTCTTCCGCTGCGTTGGCGAGTGCTTTGTAGCCTTCGGCTTTGCGGTTGATTTCCGTTCTGGCTTCCTGCACATTGCGGCTGAAGTCCTGGCTCACATTCCGCTGCAAATCAATCTCATTCTGAACCCGTTCTTTATCAAACACATTTTTCAGACGGCCTGAATCCGCTTCGGCGGTTTCGCTGCGGGTGGCGGTATAGGCCGCTTTGGCCTGTGTGCCGTCGGTGTCGTTTGCAATCACGATGTTGCGGGTGCCGATGCCGCTCTTGGTAACGCCGCTTTGGCTGTCGCCGTCGGAGCCGTAGCCGATGCTGCTGCCGACACCGTTTTTACCGGCGACGGTTTGGATGTGGCTGCCGGCAGCAGGTGCGGTTTGACCGAGGCTTTGGCCGCTGATGCTGCCCGATACGCCGATGCCGAAGCCGTCGCCTTCATAGCGGCTGTGGTTTTGAATGTCGCTGTGGCTGAGGGTGGCCGTCTGAAAGCGGTTTTGGCCATCCGTTTCGGCTTTGGCCGATGAGGTAATGATACCGCCTTTCAGGTCGGTGTGGTTGCCGACATTCACTTGGAAGCCGCCGTCGCCGGCGAAGATGCCGGATTGTTCGCTGGTGCTGCGGTGGTCGGTATTGGTTTTGCTTCGGTTGTAGTCGGCATTCGCGGATGCGCCGTAGCCGAGGGTTACCGAGCCGCTGAGGTTTTGCCGGCGGCTGCGGTAAACGGCGGTATCCTGTACGCTTTCGATGGTGAGGTTTCGGGTGCTGAGGGCAACGCCGCGGCCATAAACCTGTGCGCCTTTGAGGGTGGTGCCGCCGCTGCTGTGTAGGGTGGTGTGGCTGCCGGTGTCGCCGATATGGGTATGGCGGTGGGTCAGGCCGTCGCCGTTGCCGTAACCTTTGCCGTAGTTGCCGCCGCCGGTAAGGCCGAAGGCGAGGCCGTTTTGGCCGTAGCTGACGGCAACGCCGGCATTCCGGCCGCTGCTGCGGTTGTCGCTGCGTTCGCTGTGGTGTTGTTCGGCCGATTGGAGCACGATGTCTTGGGCGCGCAGCAGGGTACCTTCTTTACCCGCCGCATCCGAGCCGGTGATGTTCAGACGGCCTTCGTCGGCCACCAGGCTGACTTGGCCGCCGCCGATGACTTGGCTGCTTTGGGCGGTAAGGTGATGCCGGCTTCCATCAGTGCTTTGAACTGGGCTTCGTCGACTGCATCAGTTTATTTACAAGAACAACATTAAATTAAGATGGTGGGCAGCGAGTGCCCAACCTACGCTTGCTTTTTGAAGTATTGGCCGACTTGGTAGGCAGCAGCAGGGATGGCGGTGGTGGCGGCGATACCCAATGCGCTGTCGGCCAGTGCTCTCAAACCTGTGGCCACCGCAGCCAAGGCCACGCCGCCTTTTGCCAGTCGTCGGCTTTGTGATGGTGATAATTGGTGGTTTGTACGGCTGCATGATACACGCTTGCTAAACCTGCTTGTTTAAAGTTTTAAGGGCATAAAGATAACTCATTCTTCGCAATATCTAGAATTTTTAAAAATTCGTTTAACGAAAATTTCATATTGCTATCTTCATTATTTACATAAAAATCAGGATAAAAATGAATTTTCATGTCATCATTACCATTTTCTTTATCTATTCTGCATAATATCTGTCCTTGATATTCTATTTGTATCATTAGAGATTCACATTCATATTGGTCTATAAAAATTAATTTGAAATCTTCAATCATTTTATTAAATTCCTAATATTTGTACTTGGGTCAAGTAAATTTACACGACCATCTGGCCCAAAGGCTACTCCTCGTCCATTTGGTAATCTATAGGATACGCCGCCTCTTGAAAGCTGAGTCTTTATAGTTTTAGGATTGTTGATAACTTCCTTAATCCAATTGGAAACATATTGATTCTGCTGTTGAACATTACCTTTTAACGGTTCAAAAGTACCCCCTGGACGGCCAGCATGTTTTGCCCAAGCTCTAGCTGCTTGGCTGATACCTTGTTCATTAATTGGTTTATTAGCATCAATTAAAAGTTCATCTAGTGTTTTTTCAGAAACTTTTTTAGATGAATTTTGTTCTTTTGGGTTTGGTTCATCATCAGGTGGCATAGGTGCCCCCGCTGATGATTGCGAAACAGCGGCAGATTGTGCATTTGTTTTTTTGTCATTTGCATTATCTGTATTGCCCGAAGCCATATAACTGTCTTCAAACTCTCCGGACCAAACGTCTTTTAATACCAGTGAAGCATCACAATTACCCGTTATTGCACAAGCGGCAGCAACAACAAGCCCTGCTTCCGCAACGGGTAATGCATCTTTAGGGGTAAGCCGCTTGCCTCTTTGAATGATGCGGATAACCCGTCTTCCTTTGGATATGGCACTTACTCCATAATTATTCTCCACTGCCCCCTGTGCATTCAGGCTGCCTTGTGCTGCGTTTGTCGCGCTGTTTCCGACTGCCGCCCCCGTAGCCGTTCCCAACAGGTTTGTAATCGCCGTTACGGTTTCTTTCTGCTCCGCCGTCAGTTTGCTGCCGTCTTTTTCTCCGTAGAGATAGTTGCCGATTAATGGTGCGGCCGCTTCGGCACTGCCTGCACTAATCGCTCCTGCCAGGGCGTTGTTGCCTCCCGCCGCTGCCGTTGCCGCACCCAATACCGCATAGGCGAGGATGTGGGCGGTTTCCTGTTTAGCGGTAAGTTTGCCGTCTGAATTCTGTTTCGCCAGTCCTTTGAAGTATTGGCCGACTTGGTAGGCCGCCGCAGGGCTGGCTGTCGCTGCGGCGATACCCAATGCGCTGTCGGTCGGTGCGCTCAAACCTGTGGCCACGGCAGCTAGGGCTACGCCGCCTTTTTGCCAGTTGTCGGCCTTTTGATGGTGTTCATTGGCGGTTTGTACGGCTTCGCGGTAGGCATTCAAATCGCCGTTTTGTAATGCTTGGGCAGCGTTGTCTTCCGCTGCTTTGGCGAGTGCTTTGTAGCCTTCGGCTTTGCGGTTGATTTCCGTTCTGGCTTCCTGCACATTGCGGCTGAAATCCTGACTCACGCTTCTTTGCAAATCTATCTCGCGCTGTACCCTGTCTTTGTCGAACGCGTTGTTCAGACGGCCTGAATCCGCTTCGGCGGTTTCGCTGCGGGTGAGAAAATGCCATCTGAAAAAAGTCTTATCAGTTTTCAGACGGCATCAGATTCAAATCCTTAGAACGCGTGCGTGCTGAGGCACACACCCTACCTGTGGATTTTAGAGTTCATGCAGGCTACGGCTTGCTATAGCTTACTGAAAATGCGATCAATCAAATAAACTAATGACATAATAGCAATACCAATTAGAACACTTTCTAGAAAGATGACTATTAATTCTATAAATTTTAAATCTAAGTTTGATTTAAAAATAGTATTTAAAAAAGATAATAAGAACATAATTATTCCTAGTAGAATTCCCTTAGCTACTGCATTAACATATTTTTTTTGCGAAAAATCATATTGACTAAAGAAAAAACTTAAAATTACTTCTAATATCAGATTCATTTTTCTACTCCTTTATGATTTTTCTCTTCAATTCTTTTAAATGTTGTCGAATACAGTTTATTTAAAGTAAATTCATTTAAAAAGATTACCGAAGATGTTGGGTTGTTTTTTAGAAACGTTTTAATACTACTGCTATTTTTAACTACATCTAGCATCCCCATTTGTTTTACTCCCGCCAAACTACCGGCCATATAATTGCCTGTACCAGCTGTTACAGCAGAAACGCCACCTGCTATTGCTGCTCTTTGGTAATTTAATGATGAACCACAATTTGTATCTTGATTAAATTTGCACGAAAGAAACTGCATTCCTAAGTCCACACTTCCTCCAACTACAGCTCCTTTCCCAGCAGCTGTAAGAATTGCTTTCTTACCAACCTCGTTCAACACAAGAGCCTCCCCCGTTCCGGAAAGAGGAATGAGGGCTGAGCCACCTAGGCCTAAAACATAAGGTAATCCATTAACGACGATAACGGAATTTTCAAATTTTCTTAATTCTGAAATCATTTTCATTGCATTTTTATGAGATTCATTCTTGGAATAATATGCAGCAGAGCTAGGGGAAATTATTTGCAATAAATCATTATTCTCCACCGCCGTCTGTGCAGCCGTTTCCGCTGCCACAACATCCGTAGCCAAGCCGTTTACCGCACCAACCGCAGTCCCACCCAAACTCAGGATACTCGAAACCGTCTGCTTCTGTTCAGCGGTTAATTTACTGCCGTCTCTCTCGCCATACAGCCATTGGCTTACATACGGTGCTGCGGCTTCCGCACCTCCGGCAGCAATCGCCCCCGTCAAAGCATTGTTTCCGCCAGCTGCCGATACAGCTGCCCCCAATACCGCATGGGCGACAATATGTGCAGCCGAACCTTCTTTTTGATTCTGTTTGAAATACAGACCGATTTCATACGAAACCGCAGGGCTGGCGGTAGCGGCAGTTATGCCTAATACGCTGTTGGTAGGTGCGCTCAAACCCGCCGCCAACGCATTCAGTAGAACTTTACCGCGTTGCCAGTCGTTCAGTTTTTCATCATATTCCGATTGACTGATTTGACGGGTAGCCAATTGATGCTTCAAATCATCCAAATGGCGGTTGATTTCCGTTCTGGCTTCCTGCACATTTCTGCTGAAATCCTGACTCACGTTCCGCTGCAAATCAATCTCGCGCTGCACTTCGTCTTTATCAAACGCATTTTTCAGACGGCCTGAATCCGCTTCAGCGGTTTCGCTGCGGGTGGCGGTATAGGCCGCTTTGGCCTGTGTGCCGTCGGTGTCGTTTGCAATCACGATGTTGCGGGTGCCGATGCCGCTCTTGGTAACGCCGCTTTGGCTGTCGCCGTCGGAGCCGTAGCCGATGCTGCTGCCGACACCGTTTTTACCGGCGACGGTTTGGATGTGGCTGCCGGCAGCAGGTGCGGTTTGACCGAGGCTTTGGCCGCTGATGCTGCCCGATACGCCGATGCCGAAGCCGTCGCCTTCATAGCGGCTGTGGTTTTGAATGTCGCTGTGGCTGAGGGTGGCCGTCTGAAAGCGGTTTTGGCCGTTTTGTTCAGCGGCTTCGGATGAGGTGATGATACCGCCTTTCAGGTCGGTATGGTTTTTCACATTCACTTGGAAGCCGCCGTCTCCGGCGAAGAGGCCGGATTGTTCGGTAACGCTGAGGTGGTCGGCGTTGGTTTTGCTTCGGTTGTAACCGGCACTCGCGGATGCGCCGTAGCCGAGGGTTACCGAGCCGCTGAGGTTTTGCCGGCGGCTGCGGTAAACGGCGGTATCCTGTACGCTTTCGATGGTGAGGTTTCGGGTGCTGAGGGCAACGCCGCGGCCGTAAACCTGTGCGCCTTTGAGGGTGGTGCCGCCGCTGCTGTGTAGGGTGGTGTGGCTGCCGGTGTCGCCGATATGGGTATGGCGGTGGGTCAGGCCGTCGCCGTTGCCGTAACCTTTGCCGTAGTTGCCGCCGCCGGTAAGGCCGAAGGCGAGGCCGTTTTGGCCGTAGCTGACGGCAACGCCGGCATTCCGGCCGCTGCTGCGGTTGTCGCTGCGTTCGCTGTGGTGTTGTTCGGCCGATTGGAGCACGATGTCTTTGGCGCGCAATAAGGTGCCTTTTTTACCGGCCGCATCCGAGCCGGTGATGTTCAGACGGCCTTCGTCGGCGATCAGGCTGACTTGGCCGCCGCCGATGACTTGGCTGCCTTGGGCGGTGCTGCCTTCGGTATGGCTTTGGGCAGTGTTTTTTTGTCGGCCGTAGGTAAGGGATACGCTGGCGTTGGATGCGTTTGCCGCGGATTGCCAATCGCCGGCGGATAGGGCGGAAGCGGTGTCTGCCGGGCCTTTGAGGTTGTCGGGACTGCTTTCTCCGGCCAATAACCTGCGTGTCTGCCATGCGGCATTGGCCGCAGCCATGGCATTGACGCGGCCGTTTTTGCTTTTGCCGACGGTTTTGGCCGCGGCTGCCGCGTTTTGTGCGGCCTGAACCACAGGGATGTCAACCGCTGCGGTCAGGCCTTTTTGTTCGAGGGTGTGCCGGTAGTCGGCAGCGTAAGTATCCTGCGCCGCTTCAATGCCGATGTTGCGCGCACGGATCCATACGTCACCTTCGGGCGAGGAGGCGGCCGAGCCGGTTTGGCGGTAGTTTTGTGCGGCGGAAATGACGGTGTCGCCGGTTAAACTGCCGACGGTCGAACCGTGATTCACCAACGTTCGGCTGCCGCTGCCGGCGGCGTCTTTTTTGCTGCCGATCGTGAAACCGATGCCGCCCGAGCCCGTCAGGCCGGATTTTTTGGTTTGGTGGAATCCGGTGTCGTGATAGCTGCTTTGAGCGGCGGTAATGTTCACATCATTGCCTGCCGTCAATAGCGTGAGGCCGTCTGAAACTACGTCGCTGCCGCGGACGGTCAAATCGTTATCGGCCACAATCAGCACCTTGCCGCCGCTGATTTCGCTGCCGACGGCCTCGTTATGCCGGCGGCGGTATTGGTCGAGTGAAGTTTTTTTAGAAGCGATGCTGCGCGATTTGCTGTAAACCGATTCGTCCAAGTCCAGAGTTTGGCGGCCTTCGGTGATATGGACGTTGCGGCCGGAGAGGGTAACCCTGCCTTTATCGCTGGCAATGCTGCCTTGGCGGACGGTCAAACCGTCTTTGGCGGAAAGCAGGATATCGCCCGAGGTACTGATGCTTGTACCTGCTTCGGAGGTTTGGCTGATGTGGCGGTGGTTTTTATCGCTCAATCCGCCCCGTTTGCCGTGTGACTCGAGTTTGGCGGTACCCAAACCGATGCGGCCGTCTGAAACGATTTGGGTTTGACCCTTGGCTGCTTCGTTGCGCAGGTCGGCGGCGACAAAGTCGATGCTTTCGTTGGCTTTGAGGCTTAAGAGGCCGTCTGAAGCATTGTTGACATACAAACCGGCCACACGGTCTATTTGGGTTTGGCCGTTGCGTCCGTCGCCGTGGGTGGATGTCGTGGAGGCAACGCGGATGCGGCCGGCTTCGACGGCGAGGAGGGTGTCGGCTTCAACGGTGCCGCCGTCGATGTTTACGTCTTGGCCGCGCAATTGTACTTTACCGCCTTGAACCACACCGCTGTTTTGGATATCGGTGGCGGATAAGTCCACAATCTTGCGTCCGGCCAGAGTGCCGCTGTTGACGATGCTGCCCGCGCCGTCCACTGCCAGCTTGTCGGCACTGATTAAGCCGCCGTGGGCATTGATGTCGCCGGGTTTGACGGTGAGGTAGACTTTGGGTGCCAATACGTCAACCGTGCTGCCGTCGATTAAGGTCAGGGTTTGCGTTTCCAGCCAAACGATGTCGGCAGTAAGCCGCGCCACTTGTTCGGGCGAAAGGGCGATGCCCGGTGTGAGCTGCTGCTGGCGGGCGAAGGTGATGCCGGCTTCCATCAGGGCTTTGAACTGTTCTTCGTCGTTGGTATAACCGTCGAGGCGGCGGTAGCCGGTTAGGCGGGCGATTTGCTCGTTCACCAGTTTTTGTTCGTAATAGCCGTCGCCCAGGCGTTTGTGCATATGGCTCGGGTCGAGGTTGAGGGCGTTGAGCATATAGCCGCTGCCCAGCCATTGTTTGTCATTGGCAAAGGCCGGATCGGTTTCGACCAGATACGACGGGTTGGCCGGGTTGACGGCATACAGGCCGGAAGTCGGCAGCTTGGTGGCGGTGTTGAGGGTTTTAACGGGCGCAGGGGTGCTGCCGCCGTGGGTAACGGCGGTTGGGTTGAGGGCGGCGGCTATTGCCAGATTTTGAAGCTTGCCGAGTGAGGCATTTTCCTGATATTTAAGCGCCGGGCTGTCAAGTGAAACCCATTGAGATAAATATATAGACTCTGTGAGATAAATGGGATTCAGGTGGATGTCGGCGGATGCTGTGGGATAGAGAATTTGCAATAATGTTGCATATGGTGCAATAAAAATAGACGGGCAGATTTTGCCCGTTTTTTGTTTTTAGAGGCCTGCTTTGAGTGATTCGATGGCGATGTCGATGAGTTTTTTCTCGGCTCCGTTTTGCAGTTGACCGCTGCCGTTGATGGGGAGGTATGGTCTGGCCGGGATGGTGACTTTTCTTCCGCGTCCTGCTTGGCCGCCGAGGTGGTGGATTGCGGCGTATTTTTTGTTGCTGCCGATTTGGGCGAAGCCGTTTCCGGTTTTGGTGGAGATACTGGCGGCGAGTTGGCCGGTCAGTTGCAAGGTTTTGCCGCTGTCGGCGGCACGTTTGCTTTGTTTCCACTTTTCACTGCCCCAGCTTTCGTTTTCGAAGTTGTCTTCTGTAAGGGAGACCATTTCGGTGGCGATGGCACGCATCATGGGGCGGGTGTCGGTGGCGTTTTTGAGCAGCCGGTTGAGGCCGTGTTCCAGTTGGTCGGCATCTAAACTGATTTCAAGCATATTCGTTTTCCGTTACGTCGCAATTAAATAAATCGGCTAGGTTTTTCATCAGAATGAATGCCTGATGGCCATCTATTCTGATGGTAATGTCTCTATGTATAAGTAAGACGCTGTTTAAACCGACGGTGTGGTCAACTTTAATTTCACAAGCTTGGTCTTTATCCGATAAGTCAAGATGTACCATTTTTATCCTTTAAGTAAATTAAGTACCCAAGCCAGTTCCGCCGCTGACAATGCTGCTTTGAATTTGGCGTTGCCCATCATGGTTTTGAGTGCGATACGGGCGATGTCGGGATGGACGGCCTGTGCTTTCTGCACCGCCACCGAAGCCATGCGCGAGAGCATGGCTTGGCCTTGGTTGGCGTTGAAGCCTGCGCTGGGGGCGACGAATTTGCCGCCGATGCGGATGCCCGTGCGTTGGGCGTAGCGTTCTTCGCCTGTGTATTCGTTGGTGCCGATGTCGATGGTTTGGGTTTCCAGCATCGGGCTGGGTAACACTTTGGCTTCGCCTGCTGCACGCGATAATGGACGCACGCGGCAGCGGCAGCGGAAATCGAGCGGCGGATACAGGGTGTCCCAAACCGGGTCGCCGGCACGGTACACACGGCCGTGCAGCAGGCGGTGGCTGTCGCGGGTGCGGCTGTCGTTGATGGCCACATATTGCCAATACGGGTGTGTGCCTACCGAGTCCATCATCTCGGCATAGCGGCCTGCCATGTAGGCTGACTGCATGTTGGTGAGGTAGATGGTTTTCAGGCGGTGCGGCGTGCCGAGTGTGGCCGTCTGAATGCCGCCTGTGTCAGGATTGGTAACTTCTTGTCTGCCCCACCAGCCTTTTCCTTGCAAAACGGGCGTGAGCTGGCGGGTGAACTCTTCCAAGGTCTCGCCGTTTTCAGCCGCGTGAACTACCGCTTTATAGATGTCTTCGGCCACGTCCATACCCGCGGTTTTGGCCACGGTAAACGCGGTAGCGTGCGTGTCGTCCAGTATATCCTGCCAGTCCCACGAGACGTTCACGCCTTTTTGCTTCAGATATTCAACTGCCGCTTCGGGTGTCATGCCGAACACGGCTTTAATGTCTTCGGGATTCATACCAACTCTCCACGTGCTTCAATGCGTCCGACCAAGTCCGACAGAAAAATCACGCGAGCCAGCTCGTTCTGCAGGTCGGCATCGTCCATATTCGGAAAGGCTTCGGCCAAACGGTCAAGGATATTGTCTTCGGTTTCGCCCTTTTGAATTTCGGCGGCCAAAACAGCGGTTAAGGCTTGGCTTTGTGCGTTCAGACGGCCTGTATCGGGCGCGAGCGTGTCGATGATTAAGCCTGCATCGGTGTGGTTATGCTCGGCAAAGTCGGCCGACGGTTTTTTGCTGCGCGGAAACTCACTGCGTTCGTTTTCAGACGGCATGACCGGGCTTTCCGCCTGTTCGACAATATCGCCATCCTCCAAACCGTAGGTGCGTTTCCAGTATTGCGGCGTAAATTTCAGGCCCGAATCGGCCAAGGTTTTATCCCGTTCGGCACGTTCTTTGGTGCCGGCTTCTTCATTTTCAAACAACTCGAACTTGGGCGCAGGAACATCGCCGAAATTCAGTTCCACCACCCATGCAATCAGTTGATTAAACGTAGTTTCCACGATACGGCTGTCGCTGTCTCGGATGTCGGCGGCCACTTCCAAGCCCGCCGCCGCGCTGGCGTGGTTGGTGTCTTTGTCGGTGGTTTGGTCTTGGCCGAGCAGCGCGATGTTGATTTCGCTGCGGCAGTAGCGGATGAGCTTGTCGTAAGCATCGACCGATGAGGATTTACCGCTGGCTTCGTGGATTTCCACGCTGGAATCGTTGGGAATCGTACCAACCGAGTTTGCGATCAGGGCTTCCAGCGCGTCGAGCAGCTTTTCGGTATCGTCGGGGGTATTGCTGCGCGGCTCTTTGCCGATGAGCCACGGCGCACCATATTTTTCTGTGAACTGCACCCAGAATTTCAGGCCGCCGCGTTTGAAAGTTACCAGCCAGAACACCAAGCCCAAATCGCCCAAACCGTAGGGGTTGAGATAATCGGCTTCGTGGGTCGGACAGAGGAATTTATACGGCGGCAGCGGCTCTTGCTTGAGGCCGTTTTGCGTATAAACCAACTCGTTTTGTCCATCAAACCCGAACCATTCCTGCGGCTTGGCCACAATTTCAGATGGCAGCCACTGCGTATCCTGCTGCCAAATCAGCTCAATGGGTTGATAACCGAACAGCGGCGCGTTGAGAATGTCTTTAATCAGACGGTAAACATCGGTTTCGGCCAGCCAGTTCTCGACGAATTGACGCACGTTTTCCGGCACATCATCGCCCGTAAGCTGCCAATCCAGCCGCGCGACGGCGGCTTTTCGGCGGCGTACCAGACTGCCGACCAAAGGGTCGCGCAGTAGCTCACGGTACACGGAAATTTGCCTGCCCGCTTTGCGCAAAATCGGGTCGGGATTGGGCAGCCAACCGTTGAAGCCACCTAGAAACTGGCGTGATACGGCGATATGGCTGCTCAGGTCTTCGGGTTTGAAGGTTACGCCCTTGCCGTTCAGTTTGAGTTTGAAATGCGGTTTTGCCATGATGGTTTCTTTCAGACGGCCTATTTACACGGCTTGATTAATCTGCATTTATCCTGAGAAGAAGCAGGTATCGGTGCGGGAACAACAATGGCACGCTGCCTCTGTATCGGTTTGGGTGCGATGGGTTTGGCTGTCATCGGAGCCGTTACTGCCGGACGTACTGCAATCGGAGAAGTAATGACAGGGCGTGCAACAACAACCGCTGCCAAAGCAGGTGTCGTGATCGCAGCCAAAAGCAAAGCAGGCAATACCTTTTTCATTTCGATTTCCTTTTTTGGTTTAAAAATTGCGGGTTAAAAGACTGCGGCGTTTGATTTTCCGGCTGGCTACGCGCACCGGCCCTGCATTCAGTTCGCGGCTGGCGTAATGCGCCAATACCAAGGCAATCGCCGCGTCGCCGTGGCGTTTTCTGCCGTCCGTGCCTTTGGTGCGGGTATCGGGGATACGCGGTACGCCGCGAACCAGCTCGAAGGCACGCAAATCGGCAAGGATGTCTTCGTCGCGCGGCAAGCCGTCGAGCGTGCCGTCTTCCAGCGCGGCCTTGAACGGCGCGGTGTGGCTGCGGTACCAGTTTTCCGACAGCATCACGGCTTCCACCACTTCCGCGCCGAATGCGTCGCGCATGGCTTCGGCCAGCGATTGGCCGTTACCGCGTGCGTCCAAGGCCGCGCCGCGCAGGTTGGGCAGATTGGCCAACAAGTGCTGCATAATCTGTTCCTGCTGGGCAAACGGTATATTGCCGAGTTCCAAGATAAACGGCGGTTTCAAAATCAGGTCTTTGCTTTGCAACAGCGGCACGATCACGGTGCGGTCGCCGCTTCGGGCGAAGTCCTCGCCGACAAAGGAAACGAGGGTTTTATCCAAACCGTCGAGCAGCGGCTGCAGAGTTTCTTCAATCCAGTCGGCCACTTCACGGGCGCGGCGCGGTTCGGGTAACAGGCCGAAACCGTCGGTTTGGTCGTAACGGATAACCGGCGCGTATGGCGTCATGCGGCTTTCAATCAAAGCGCGGTTGAGCCATTTGCCGCCGCCGTTTTTCGGAATACAGTCCAGCTCTTCGCTGGCATCTTCACCATAAAAATCGCGGATTTCTTTACACCACGCGGCTTCGCCGTCGGATGTCCACTCTTTGCCCAAACGCAGGCAGATACGGCGGTACAGACCTTGTTCGACCGCTTCGTCAAACGTGATGCGGTGGACGGAATAAGGCTTTTTCCCTGCGCGAACGTCGTTAATCAACTCGTTAAATGGGTTGTCCACACCGTCATGCGTGGAAATGATGTGTACCTGACCGCCCCACATCAGCAAGGCCATCGCTGCTTTGAGCAATTCCCCAAGCTGCTCGTGGAAGGCGGCTTCGTCGATAATCACGCGGCCCTGTTTACCGCGTAGGTTACTCGGGCGGCTGGATAAGGCGGTAATGCGGAAGCCCGATGCGAAGCGGATAACGAAGGCCAACACGGATTGGCGGTCGTCGCCTTCGACAAACACTTCTTCGGTTTCTTCGATTTCTCCCGCCGCCAGTTGGTAGTGCTTCGCCCAGCCCGCGCAGTCGCGGATAAATTCCAAGGCCATGTCTTTGTTGTAGCCGATATACCATGCGTCCATGCCTTTGGCGGACGCGGCCAGCAATGCGGTATCCGCTGCTTCGCCCCAAGAAAGACCGATACGGCGCGATTTCTCGCACAGCTTCACGGGCGATTGGTCGGCGCACCATGCCTGCTGATACGGCAGCAAGACCGCAGGGGTGCGGTCTTCGCCAAGCATTCTGCTTGCCGTCCCTTTATTTGATAAAGGGACGGTTTGTTCGTTTTTGCTTCGCAGAAACTCGCTGCGTTCGTTTTCAGACGGCCTCATGATGCAATCCCCAAAATATGCTTGCGGATGGCCTCAACCGACTCTTCCGACAAGCCGCCTTTCTTGGCCTGTTTGGCCACGTCTTCGGCGGCGGCCTGTACTTTGGCCTTGACCTTGGCCTGATACTCTTTCAGACGGGTACTGGCGGAAATCAAGCCGCTGATTTTCTTTGCGCCTTCGGCCATCACGCCGAAACGGTCGAGTGCGCCCAATTCTTCAGACGGCATTTCGCCGATTTGCACCAATGCATCAAACAGTTCGGTTTGCAGCATGGCCATCAACGCTTCGCTGCGGGTGTCGCCTTCGTCTGCCGCGCCTTCGGCAATCAGCCGCGCCGCTTCGGTGCTGGCCTTGATACTGGCAAAACGCCGTTCGACTTTTTGGCCATAGCGGTGGACGGCGGAGCGGCTGACTTCGTAACCTTGTGCATTCAGCCATTCGGTCAGTTCGGTGTAGTTGGAAAAGCCGTTTTCCGCAAGGCGGCGTTCAAATGCGGCCAAGACCTTGGGGGTAAAGTAGCGATGGTGCTGCGTTTGGCCATATCAGTTCCATACCTTTTCAGGCCGTGCGATACCGGCACGGCAATCGACCGTGTATTCGGCAATATCTACGCCCAAGCTGGTCAAATCGGCAAACCACAGGCCGTGCGGTGTTTTGTTGAGCTCCACCAGCTTGCGGTCGGCCAGATAGTCGAGCTGCTGGCGCAATTCCAAGGCGGTGGTTTGCGGGTAAATCGCGTTCATGATGTCCAATAAAAACACTTCGCTGGTGGTGTGCGGGCGGGCTTTATTGAGCGTGTTGATGATATTCCAGCGCATACCTTCACGACGTTGCTTGGCCATCAATTCTTGGCTGATCATTTTTTCTGGCTCTCCATCTTATAAATCTCTGTGAGCTTATCGACCACGTTGTCGAGCTTGGCTTCCAATACCACCTGATTGCGGATGTAGTCTTCGCGCAAAACATAAGTCATTGGCAGGCCGGCTGAAAATTCGCCGAGCTGACGCTCCATGCTTTCAACTTTACTCTGTAGCTTTTCCTGTTGCTTTTGGCGTTCATCTTGTTGCGCCTGAAACTGCGCCAACAGCATTTTGCCGAAGCCCCAGCACACGCCGAGGAAGGAAAGTAGGAAGCCGACCAGTTGCCAAAATTCAATACTGATAAATGTTTTTTCCATATCTAACCCGGAAAGCCTTTCTCAAAATATTCTTGGCAGACTACACAGCGCGTACAGCCGATCACGGCATGGCGGCGGGCTTCGGGAATCGTCTCACCGCAGTCGTCGCAGTAATAATTGCTGACGGTAGCCGTATTTTTTTCTGCCTGACGGTATAGGGCTTCGGCCAGAAAGATTTCTTCGTTTTCCTGCGCTTTGTCGCAAATATCAGTCATTTTTCAGACGGCCTTTTTCATACCATGCCTGCCAGCCGGAAACCTGCGCTTCCAATTTTTGGCAGTATGCACCGTAAACTACGGCATGGCGCAACAGTTGTTCGGGGGAGCCGCCGCTCAGACGCTCTGGGCGTTCGTGAGTGAGCAGCAGCTCGGAAGAGACGGGCGGCAGCACAGGCTGCTCCACCACTTTAATCGGCGTAACCGAGGGCGCGGTTGTAGAGTTGCACGCTGTCAGCACCAAGGCCGTTAAAACGGCTGCCGTCTTTCTGTACGGTTTCATCAATCTGCTTCTCCAATTGCACCGCTTGGCGGTCGATTTGCTGATAGGCTGCCGCCAAATCGCGGCTCTGCGCTTGGGCAAAATCCATCCATTTCTGCTTCTCTTCATTGGCCGCTTTGAGCTTTTCGGTGTAAAGCTGCTCGGCGGCCAAGGCCGAAGCCTGATAGGTGGCGATGATTTCGGCTTTGTCGGCTTCAGCCTGCTTTTCCGCAACCTGATAGCCAAAGAAATACAGAGCCAATACCGCCGCCGTCAGCAGGATGGGGGAAATCAAGGTCTGCCACACAGGGCTAAGCGTTTTCCACATCGGTTTTTTCCTTATTGATTGCAGCCACTTGCGGAATGGCCGCAATGCCGCGTTTGATTAAGGCGTAGCCGCCGACCATCGCACCATAAGCCCACCACAGCCATTCGGGCGCATAGGGCGTTTGCGCAAATTTGACGGTCATTACCGCACCGGCCACGTTTGCCCACAGCTTGGTGTGGGAGATGTGGCCGGTAGCGGGGTTGGTAACCAAGCCGCCCAGCCATTTAAAAAACTTCATCATTTTTTCAGACGGCCTTTCTTTTTCTTGGCCGCGCGTTTGGCAGCGGCCACACCCGATTTGCCGTGTTTCAGGCTTGGATGTTGGCGGACTCGGCCAACCGAAGCGCGTGTGATTTTGATGTCAGACGGCCAAGTGTTTGCCATTGCTGCCATCGATAAGGCAAATAAGGTTTTCTTCATGGCTTAATCCTGATTGTCGGCGGCCGCATGAATCAGGTTTTGCGCCACTCGGCGCACCCAGCCTTTGCCGAAGCTGGTAAACGTGCCCAGCTTGGTATAAAACACCAAACGCTCGGCATTAAAGCGCAGCAGCAAGTCGTTTTCAGGTAGCTTGTTGATGGCAGCGAGCGACACCGCGCCAATCACGCCGTCGTCCGGCACGCCTGCCGCGCGTTGCAGCATACGCGCCGCATTGCCATAGCCATGGTTGATGCACGCGTCGAAAAACTGAAACGCCACTGCTTCGGGTATTTTGTCGGCGTGATAGCGCAGCCAAAACGCTTTGCGGTAAATCTCAACGGCCTGATCGCGGGTCATGGCACGCATAGAGCCGGTGTAGCCGTTGGCCTGAGCGGTGCGCTTGGTAACACCCCAGTTGGTTTCGCCGCCCGGATCGTCTTTGTGGTTGACGTATTTGCCTTCATGCGCCAATACGCGCTCGATGAATCTGCTGAATTTGTCGGACATGAAAAAATCCCTGTAACACGAAATTGGTTACAGGGATTTTAGGTAAGGCTGTCTGAAACGGCTTTTAATGCGGGTTAAAACTTGCTTTAGGTTTTAGGTTTCTTTTTATCCATAAGCTTCCGAAATTCTTCTTTACGGCTTTTAATCAAGTTTCCGGGTAAGAATACAGAATAAAAAATAGAAACACAGGCTAGAAACAAGTATCCTCGTTCAAGCCAAAAAATGACTTGTCCATTTTTATATTCTTCTTTATGAGCCAATAATATAACAAGAAAAACACAAACCAATACTGCCAAATAAGTGTAAAAAAGCATGGAATGCTTGATATATCTTTGCTCTTGCACATTCTCACGAATTTGAATTTGCCGCCAATTCGCGTCTTCATCGAACCTCATATCGCTAAACAGCGTCATGATCGCAATTAGAAAACCGGCCAAAATTGCAAATACATTGATAATTAAATCAACTGCTTTTTCGTTTCCATGAACAAAAGGCTGCCCTTTCCACGCTAAGAATGCCGATATACAGGCAATCAGTACAAAACGTAAAAAGGGTAGGTATTTTTTCATTGTTCGGTTAAGTTTCTACTTTGAAGCTCTAGAAAATATTCGCTGATTGCTGAGAATGCCGAGTTAGGGAGTAATGAGTTCGCTTCGTCGTATCGTTCTATTCTAACAGATTTAGACAATTTCACATCAGCCGGTTTAATAACTTCGCCTTGTTGAGTGGTAATAGAAAAGCCTTGATTAACCGTTTCGTCATCGATAATTTCCTCTGCCTGTTCCTGCATAAGTGATTGGGCTTCGATACTGGCTCTCGAATTACCATTTAACAAAACTTCCAAGTTAATATGAATTTCGGATTGAGCCTCTAGTTCTTCATCGCTCAATTCACCTATAAATACACTGCCGACTTTACTCAATGCTTTGGCAATAGTTGAACGGCTGTTTTGATACAGTCTGTCTCTGGACAATTGATATGCCGAAGCGTCTAAAAGAATACTTTTTACACCGTGTTGTTGTATCAATGTCAAAGTATCACAATTACCTACCGCTTTGAATTGAATATCAAAGTGAACGATACTAGCATTCTCTGCTCTCAATCTATTACTTAGAGAGCTTAAATAAGAAGCAACTGTTGATGCTTGTAAAAAACCATGCCCGCAAAAAATCACATGGTGTCTGAAGATATACAAAAAAGCTTCTTTGCGCAAAAAAGAATACCCATTCGGTGGTGCTTGGGTACCACCATGATCGTCTTGTTGCTCAGGCCTATTGCTCATGGTGCGGATGTGTTCATCTCTTGTTCCGCTGCCGATATGTATCAGTAAACCATCAATTGCATTATTTTCTATATCTTGGGGATTCAGATTTCTATGCATGATTTGTGTAAGCTGATTGTATTGTTCAATTTGTGTATCTTGAACAGTAGGCGCAGCTAACAAAATTGTTTTTAAAGCTGTCTCCAAATCGAATAAGTCGTGGTCTTGATGTGCACGTAAATAGTGAATGGTTTTAGTGGTTCTTTTGGCCATTTATAAATTCCTCATTTCTTTTTCGATTTTTACTCATATTGCCTGAAGTGTCCTATATCAAAACTCGGACACCAATCCGAATTCTGCCTTACTGCCAATGCAGCAACTTGCTCATCCCAACTACCCAAATAAGTTTCTTTCTCAATCCGGTGGTGACGGAGTTTCGTACATGGCATCACAAATTTCTTTGCTTGAGGGTTTTCTTTTGTACGTCCTTCCAAAGACAAGCTGATTTCAAAGGCAGGCCTTGTGCCATGCCATAGAAAAATATCATCCGAAACGAAGCAACAATGGCTTTTTGCATTTGGGCAGGCTTGTGATTTTTGGTAGCAGTCTAAAACACCGAGTAAGTCATAAATGCTACCGCTGTGAATCCGTCCGTTAATATAAATCTGTTTACCGTTCCAATTTTCGACATAGTTCAAAAAAACGGAAGCCATTCCCGCCTGCTCTGGTGTTTTATCGAATGCACAGCAATAAACCGTCTCTTTGTCTATATCGATACTGTCAAAAAACGCCGCACTTTTTGCCCACAATAAAGCCGTCCGAAAATTTTTACTGGACGACTGAGTGAATGTGACCACCATCAGATATTTTTTTGAAAGGTTGAAAGGATTATTTTCTTGCTTATCTATGGCAAGCTGGCTGGTCATGATAAATCCTTGGAAATCTGCACCACCTGCCCGATAACCTGAATATCGGGGTGGTCTGCCAATGTCAGCGACATCGGCGGATAGGTGTCATTGTCGGAAATCAGCAGCAGGCTGCCGTCAATCTGTTTTTGGATACGTTTGACCCACAACGTGTCGCCTGAACGGATAACGTAAATTTGGCCGTCGCGCGGGTGATTTTTGCTGGTATCGACCAACAGCGTGTCTTTGCTGTTGATAGTCGGCTCCATGCTGTCGCCGCGTGCCACCACGCAGTTGAGGTCTTTGGCAAACAGGCCGCGTGATTTAAGCCAGTCTTTGCGGAACGCCAAGTGCATGGCCGGGTCGGTCACGCCATAGGCAGATGCGCCGTTGCCTGCCGAAACTTCGACATCAAACATCGGGACGTAGTCGTAATCCCCTTCATTTTTTGTTCCACTTTGGTGGAAATTATCACTCAATCCAATCAGCCAGTTTGCGTCGATTTGGAAATTTTCCACGATGGATTGAATCATTTCCAATGGCGGACGCTGCTTTTCACGCAACACATCTTTCAGCCGCGTTGGTTTTTCACCAATTCTTTCTGCAAATTCATCAATCGTAATTTTATTTAATTCAATAACTTGTCTAATTTTATCAACGACCATGCTTTAAAATCCTCAAATTAGTGGAAAAAACACTTGCTAAAGTGGGATATTTCCACTAATATTTATCCAACATTTAAGCAAGGTTGTTTAAATCTTTAAATATTCAACATTCTATCACGAGATAGGGAAAGGAGATATTCCGTGAATTCGGAAAAAGTCAAAGAAGGTTTCCGTAAACGTGGTGAAACCATTAAATCTTGGTGCGATGCTCGGGGCTACGACCCGACTTATGTGTCGCGGATTTTAAACGGCACGATTAAGGCCAACCGCGGAAAAGCGCATGAAATTGCGGTGGAGCTTGGAATGAAGCAGCAATCGGGCGATGCAAAAGGGAATGTGGGATGAGCACCAAAGGTATCCGTCTGCTGCGGGTTTTCAAAGCCTTGGAAGCCCACCCGATTATCGGTATCAGCAACAAAGAGATTTCAGACGGCCTCGGCCTCTCGCCTACGCAAGTGAGCAGGGATTTAGATGATCTGATTACTGAAGGGCTTGTGGTCAAGTTGGATAACGGGAATTTTGCCTACAGCGTAAAGACCTTGCAGATTGCAGAAAGGTACAGACGGCAATACGAAATGATGGCGGCGAAGCTCGAAGAGCTGAACCAAAGGGTTAACCGGATTTGAAATTTCCCGACGTCGGGAAATTTGGAGATGAAAAATGAACGAAATTGAAGTAGTCAATGCAGCCGATACAGGCAATCAAGCCGCCATGCGCAGCATGATGGTGATGGAACAATGGGGTAATGGAGAGGCTTATAGCGAAGAACGCTGGATTGAGCGCGGACGCCTGGCCGTGCGCCAGACAATGGAAGGCATGTTTGAGCTCGGCCGCGCGCTGATTATCTTGAAAGAACACACCGAGCATGGCCGCTTTATGGAGATTGTGAAAAGCCAGTTCGGTATCGGGCATGCGGAAACCGCCCGCCTGATGTCGGCCACGCAACGCTTCGCCACTCCGCAGATGCAGAAAGCCGCTCCGAAGTTGATGGATTTGGGCAAGTCGAAGCTGCTGGAACTGTTGGTGGAAGAAGACGTGACCTTGGTCGGCTTGGCCGAAGGCGAAGAAGTGAACGGCATGACTTTGGATGATGTTGACCGCATGACGGTGCGCGAGCTGCGGGCCGCCCTACGCGAAAGCCGAGAAACGGCGGAAGCGAAAGACAAAGTCATCGCCGATAAAAACAAAAAGGTCGACGAACTGGCGGAAAAGCTGGAGCGCAGCAAGAAAACGGTCAAAGAGCCAAAAGCGGAAGATGTCGCCAGCGAGCTGGCCATGCGCTTATCCAGCCTTGAAGTGGGTATCCGCTCGGATGTCAGCCGGCTGAAAGACCTGTTCCAGCAGATGCTGGCACACGGCGAAGCGCACGGGTTTGACCACCGCGCCAAGATGGTCGGCACGCTCAATCAGATTATTTTGGATTGCGAAACGCTGCGCGAAAACTACGCGCTGCCAACGAAAGCACCGACGGACGAAGTGCCTGAATGGCTGGCGGATGTGGGAAATACGGAGGATTGAGATGAATCCGGCATTAATCGAACGTCTGCAAGCGGTAGACCGGCAGGCGGAAAGCATGGGGCGCGGTGAGAAAAGTGCCTATTTGAAGCAGCAGGCGGCGGAATTGGGCATGAGTTTGGCCACACTCTACCGCAAGCTGGAAGCGGTGGCGGTTAAGCCCGGGCGCAAACGCCGCAGCGATGCGGGCAAGTCGGAATTGAGCCTTGATGAAGCCAAGCTGATTTCGGCGGTGCTGATGGAAGCCATGCGGCGCAACGGCAAGCGGCTGATGGCGGTGCGGCAGGCGGTGGAGATGCTGCGGGCCAACGGCAAAATCGAAGCGGTTCGGATTGATGAAGAAACCGGCGAAGTGATGCCGCTTTCGGAATCCACCATCACCCGCGCCCTGCGCGAATACAAGCTGCACCCCGACCAGCTTTTGCAGCCTGATCCTGTGAGCCGCATGAAATCGGAACATCCGAACCATTGCTGGCAAATCGACCCGAGTTTGTGTGTGTTGTATTACCTGCCGCGCCACGGCAAGGATACGGGGCTGCGGGTGATGAAGGAGGAAGAGTTCTACAAGAACAAGCCGAAAAACGTCATCAAAATCGAGCAAGACCGTGTGTGGCGTTACACCGGCACCGATCATGCCAGCGGGACAATCGTGGCACGGTATTACTTCGGCGGCGAGACCAGCGCGAATTTGTGCGATTTCTTCATCTACATGATGCAGGCCAAGCAGGACACCTTGAAAGACCCGTTTCGCGGCGTGCCACGGATGGTGATGCTCGACCCCGGCAGCGCGAATACCTCGGCGGCGTTTAAAAATCTCTGCAAATCGCTGGACGTGCATGTGCAGATTAACAAGCCGGGCAACCCACGCGCCAAGGGGCAAGTGGAAAAAGCCAACGACATCGTGGAAACGGCGTTTGAAAGCGGCCTGCGCTTCACCGCAGTAAACGACATCGACCAGCTCAACGGCTTGGCGGAACGCTGGATGCGCTACTACAACGGTACGCAAATCCACAGCCGTCACGGTATGACCCGCTATCAGGCGTGGAACAAAATCAAGGCCGAGCAGCTGATACTGCCGCCTCCTGCCGATTACTGCCGAGAACTGGCGGTAAGCGCACCGAAAGAAGCGAAAGTGTCACCCGATTTGGAAATCCGCTTCGGCGGCCGCGTGTACAACGTGAAGGACATCAAGGGCGTGTTGGTCGGTCAGAAACTGCTGGTGGCCAAAAACCCTTGGGAAACCGACGGCGCACGGGTGGCGACGTTTGATTCAGACGGCCATGAAACATGGGTGGCCGTGCCTGAAGTGGTGTTTGACGAGATGGGTTTCCGCGCAGATGCGGCGCTTATCGGAGCGGAATACAAGGCGCAGGGTGAAACGGCGGCGCAGCAGCACGCGAAAGAGCTGGACAAGCTGGCGATGGGCACGGACACGCTGGAACAGGCGGCGGCCAAACGCAAAGGCAAGGCGGTGCCCTTCGGCGGCGAACTCGACCCCTACAAGCATCAGGAAGACACGCTGGCCGCACGCAACACGCTCTATATCGAGCGGCAGGGTTCGCAGATGGATTACAACCGCATGGAAGTGGCCGAGCAGGTGTTGAACAAGGTGGAAGTGGCCAAGCTGCTGAAGCCGCGTATCGAAGCCGCAGGCGGCGAGTGGACACCTTCTATGATGGCCAAACTGGGCAGGCTTTATCCGGATGGCGTGGCCGCCAGCCAGTTGGAAGCGGTATTTAACCAGCTGAAAACGGCAGGCCGTCTGAAATTACACAAAACCGCTTAGACCAAATGCGACGACATCGTCACATTTGGCGGAGGAAACGATGAAGCAGGATTTTCAGAAAATCGGCAAATCCTACGCAACCGCCGCTGCCGAAATCGGCTGCAGCAAGCCCATGCTGGTGGCGGTGGTGAACCACGGGAATTGGCCGAAAAAAGGCGCAGACGAGCTGCGCGGGAAGTTGAAACAGTATTTTGAAACAAATGGTGCGGATATTCCCGCTGGCCTGAGAAACGAGCCGGAAGCCGCACCTGCCCACCCTAACGAAAGCGAGGACAAAGAGATGTTATTACGAAAAGCAACCCTGACACAAGCCGCCAAGCAGCACTTCGGCATTTTTAAAGACCCTTTTAACGACGAAATCCAGTCTGCCGATGATGTGTACATGACACCGGATGTGCGTTATGTGCGCGAGGCGATGTTTCAGACGGCCTGCCACGGTGGTTTTGTGGCGGTGGTCGGCGAAAGCGGCGCGGGCAAATCCACCCTGCGCGAAGACCTGCAGGACCGCATCAACCGCGAAGGCCGCCAAATCATCATGATCGAGCCTTATGTGCTGGCGATGGAGGACAACGACCAGAAAGGCAAAACCTTGAAAGCGGTGCATATTGCCGAAGCGATTTTGGCAGCGGTTGCGCCCAACGTATCGCCCAAACGCAGCCCCGAGGCGCGTTTCGCCCAAATCCACCGCGCCCTGACCGAGAGCGCAAAAGCGGGCAACAAACACGTTTTAATCATCGAAGAAGCGCACGGCCTGCCGCTGCCGACCCTGAAGCACCTGAAACGCTTTTTTGAGCTGAAATCGGGCTTTGAACGCCTGCTGGGAATTGTGTTAATCGGCCAAACGGAATTGGCGCAAAAGCTCTCGGAAAACAACCCAAGTGTGCGTGAAGTGGTGCAACGCTGCGAAGTGGTGACACTGATGCCGCTGACTGACGGCAAGCTGGAAGGCTATCTGAAACACAAGTTTGCCCGCACCGGAGCGGACTTGACCAAAGTGATGGACGAGAGCGCGATTGATGCGGTGGCCGAACGCCTGACTGTTAAAAGCCGCACGGCCAAAGGCACGGAAATGAACAGTCTGCTGTATCCGCTGGCGGTCAATAACTTAGTCAGCGCGGCCATGAATCAGGCGGCAGAACTGGGGTTTGATGTGGTAGATGGCGATGTGGTGCGGGGTGTGTGATGAGCGCGAAACGTTTAATGATTGCTTATGTAGTTTTATTGGCGGTAGCACTGACAGCCATGTTGCAGAGCTGCCAAAACCAACCGGCACATGCTGCCGATGCCCAAGCCGCCGACCAAGCGTGGGAAGCGGCCTACGGCGGCATGAGTGAGACGGAATTGGCCAAAGCGGTGGTATTGGAGCCGGTGGGAGGTGTGCAATGAAAGTGGAACGTGATTACAGCAACATCAAAGCCAAAGTATGGCGCGAACGCTCAGGCTTTTTATGCTGCGAGCTGAGCACTTTGAACGATAAATTTATCCTGCTGATGGTTTCGGCGGACAAAACCGAAGACGAAGCGGACTTGGTTCAGACGGCCTTGAACTGTTTGAGCATGAAAGATTTGGCCTTGGCAGGCAGAAAGGCGGCGTGAGATGGATGTAAAACAGTTAATTCAACTGCAAAGAAAGATTGAAAAAGCAGTTTGGGATTTTGACGACAAAATGAGAGCTTATTTCCCGCCGGAGGCCTTTCAACGGCTAATTTGGGAAAGCCATCCGCAAGGGTTTGTCTTTGAATGGATGGGGATGCAGCCTGTATTCGAACAGTTTCTAAAAGATAAATATCCTGATGTTTCCGCTGAGTTGGAAGCGGCATTTAAAAGTTTTGAGGAACTGTCATGAAAGTACGCTGCCCTGCCTGCGGTGCCAGCATGAGCTTGGATGTGCTGATTACCCATCAAGAAGCGCGTGAAGCCCTGATTTCGCTGGCCAAAATTTCCGAAGAGCCGCTGATTGCGCTGCTGCGCTACCTGACTTTGTTCAGGCCGTCTGAAAAGGATTTGAGTTTTAACAGGGTTTCAAAGCTTTTGGGCGAGTTAATCCCGATGATACAGGCCGGAGAGATTACGCGTAACCGCAAAACCTATCCTGCACCGCGCGAGGCTTGGGTTTGGGCGGCAGAAAAATGTGTTGAGGCACGCAATGCAGGCCGTCTGAAAACACCGTTGACCACGCACGGCTTTTTGTTGGAAAACATCACGTTTTGGACACCCGGGAAAACAGCGGCAACAACGGTACGTCCAACCTCAGCAGACGGCATAGCGGTGGCCGGCCACCACCCCCCGTCCGAGCCGCAAAGCAAGCTGCGCGACGGTGTGGGCAACTTAATGGAGTGGGCAAATGGAGGCTCAAAATGACTGGTTGAAAACAGAAATAGCCAAAGGATTCATGCTGCTCTCGGCCTTAAACCTCAAAGGCCGTCCGGCGGCGAAAGACCTGACAGCGGTTGCCGAAGTCTGGTACGGCCTGTTGAACAAACAGGAATGGCAGCCGCAACGCGATACAGCGCGTTTTCAGACGGCCTTTGAGACCATCGCCGCCACACAGACCGAATGGCCGAACCCGGCCGATTTTGTGAAGTTGCTGCCGCCGATACCCGTAAAGATGGTGCAGAAACTGGAGAAGAAACACGTTACCACGGAATACGGCAAGGCGCAGATAGAGATTTTGAAACGGCATTTTGCCGGACTGAAAACCAAAAAAGCACCGTGTATGAACCGCGACTGGATACACGGCCCGCGCCACCGGACGGTGGATGAATGCAAACGGATTTATGCCGCAAGGCAGAAAGGAAAAGAGAATGACTGATTTAAGCCAATACCGCCAAGATGCCAAGGGCAATTTAGTAGCTTTGGCCAATATCAAAGAAATCGACCTGCTGCGCGACGAGCTGGTCATGGAGATTGCCGGTAAAGCCGCTGCCGTACAGTCAACCGTTGCCGATTTCAAACGCACCGCGATGGATGACATCGCCGCGTTTGTGCAGCTTTCCGCCGACCGCTACGATGTGAAGCTGGGCGGAAAGAAAGGCAACATCACGCTGCACAGCTTTGACGGCAGCTACCGCGTGAATCTGGCCATGCAGGACACACTGGTATTTGACGAAGGGCTGGCAGCGGCCAAAGCCTTAATCGACGAGTGCATCAACGAATGGACGGAAGGCAGCCGCAGCGAGCTGAAAACGCTGATTAACGCGGCGTTTCAAGTAGACAAAGAAGGCAATATCTCCACCGCCCGCGTACTCGGTCTGCGCCGCTTGGAAATCAAAGACGAGAAATGGCATCGGGCGATGGACGCTTTGAGCGACAGTCTGCAGGTGCATATCAGCAAACCGTTTGTGCGGGTGTACCGCCGAGCCGAAAACGGCGAATATGCGTTGATTAACTTGGATATTGCGAAGGTGTGATGATGACTGACCCAAGGGAATTGCCTACTGAAAAAACAGCGGTAATAGACATAGAACTTCGTTCCGACAGCGGCTATACCTGTCAGATATTAGGACAGAGAATCAGCCCGAGACAATGGGCAATGATTAGCGAAATTCTGCATAGAAAAGATATTTAACCCGCGCGGCACGGCCTGCCGCATTTTAATACAGGAGCAGTAACATGACTAAATCAGAATTGGTAGCAGCATTGCAGGAAAAGTATGTATGGGACAAAAAACGCGCAGAAATGGCCGCTGAAGGCGTGACCGAACTCATCACGGGCGAACTCGCCGCAGGCAAGGATGTGGCGATTCACGGCTTCGGTACGTTTACCGTTACCCAACGCGCCGAACGTCAAGGCCGCAACCCGAAAACAGGCGAAGCCCTGACCATTCCGGCTGGCAAGGCAGTTAAGTTCAAGGCTGCCAAGCCGTTGCGCGAAGCGGTGGACAAGTAGGCTTCACGCCAAAGGCCGTCTGAAAAATTTCAGACGGCCTTTTTTATTTGCCAACGACATGGAGAGCAGATAGAATAAAACCTAATTGATTGATTTTACGCTAAAAATGAAACACCGTTTCACATTATGAAACAGAAAGGATTGGGATGGAAACCTCCGAACAGAAAAAACAGCGTTTAATCCGCCTGATCCATGTGGCGAAAACGCAGTTGATGATGGCCGACAGCGATTACCGTGCGCTGTTGGCCAATATCTCGTGCGGCAAAACCAGCAGTACGAAGCTGGGCATTGCCGAACTTGAGCTGGTATTACGCGCGATGAAGGCGAAAGGCTTTGTGGTCACAACCAAACAAAACAGCACGGCAAAGCCGGACATCAAGGTGCGCCCGGCGCACAAGGCCGTTGAGGCGCAAATTAAGAAAATACGCGCATTGTGGCTGGAACTGCACCAAATGGGCGAAGTGCGCAGCGCGTCGGAATTGAGCTTGGCCAAGTTTATGAAACGCATGACGGGTGTGGATTACCACGGCTGGTTGGACAGCGACAACGCAAGCAAGGTGATTGAATATTTGAAGAAATGGCAAAAACGGGCGGAAAGGAAAACGGGGGTGGCAAGTGGCTGATGAAAGAGTACCGGAGCTGGTGGCCGATTTGGAAGACCAAACCGCCGCCTGCTTAATGAGCGAACTGAAAATCGACCGCCGGCAGGCCGCAAGCGTGGCGAAAAAAGTGGCGCGGCACATTACCGGCAACTGGGGCGGTCAGTTGATTTATATCCCGAAAAACCTGCTCGGCCAAATCTCCGAGCGAGACGAACAGCTTTATAAAGAGTTTGACGGCCGCAATCATGCCCAATTGAGCCGCAAATACAATCTGACGGTGCAGCAGGTTTACCGCATCGTCAAAGAAGTTGGCTTGCGCGAGCGGGCGAAAAAGCAGGCGGATTTGTTTGCATAACGGCGGATGAAATCAGAATAGCGGTCAGGTTTTGTCCTGACCGCTTTTATATTGCGTTTCTCCGCTCGGTCGGGGTTTGCCTACCCTAAGAGTGAAACGCGCCAAAAACGCCGTTTTTGCGCCTTTTTTAAAAACCAAGTTTTAACCCGCATTAAAAGCCGTTTCAGACGGCCTTTGCCAAAATAGCCTCATCAATCCGATGGGGCTTTTTTTATGTCCAAACTTTTTGAAATTTTCAAGGCCGGCACGCGCACCGACAACAACGGCCGCACGGTAACGATTACCGAGGCTGATGTGGCAGAGGCGGCTGCGGCTTATGACCCTGCGCTGCATGAAGCACCGCTGGTCATCGGCCACCCGAAAACCGACGCACCGGCCTACGGCTGGGTGGGCAGCCTGAAAGCCGACGGCGGCGTGCTCTCTGCCGACTTTGCCCAAATGGACGACGACTTTGTCGGCTTGGTACAAAGCGGCCGCTACAAAAAGGTGTCGGCCAGCTTCTACCCGCCCGACAGCCCGAGCAACCCCAAGCCCGGCTTTTGGTATCTGCGCCATGTCGGTTTTTTGGGTGCACAGCCGCCTGCGGTGAAAGGCTTGTCGGCCATCAACTTTGCCGAAGACGAACAGTTTGTTGAATTTTCGGAAGCCGCACACGGCTATTCGGCAGGCCTGTTCCGCAGATTGCGCGAATTTCTGATTGAGAAATTCGGCATTGAGGAAGCGGATAAAGCCGTACCGGGCTGGCAGATTGATTCGATTGAAGAAGCGGCCAAGTGGAAAGACCCGATTTCAGAACCGGCATTCGCCGACCCGATTAATCCCGATATGAAACCCAACCATGATGAAAAGGAGACCCCTATGTCGCCCGAAGAACAGTTGGCAGCCGAAAAAGCCGCCCGCGAAGCCGCCGAGAAGAAAGCAGCCGCTGCGGAAGCGGAGCTGAAAAAGCTGCAAGACGAGCAGGAGAAAGACCTGCGCGCTGGTGCGCACCAGCAGAATGCCGAATTTGCCGAAGGCTTGGTAAAGGAAGGCCGTCTGAAACCGGCCGATAAAGACTTGGTGGTGCAAGTGCTGGACTTTGCCGAATACCCGGAACACACCACCGCCGATTTCGGCGAAGGCAGCGCGAAAAAGCCGTTGGCCGAAGCCCTGCGTGCGTTTTTGGGTGCGGTACTGACCAAGCAGAATTTGGGCGGTACGTTTGCCCAAGGCCGCCCGGCAATGGATTTTGCCGAGGGCATGAGCCATCACGAGCGTGCGCTGGCGTATCAGCAGGCAAACCATTGCAGCTACGAAGAGGCGGCGCGCCGTACTGCGCAAGATTAACCCTGTATTAAAAAGGAAACACAATGAGCAAGCATTTAGCAGCATTGCGCGAAAAAGACGAAGTGCTGACCCATTTGGCGGTCGGCTACCGTCAGGCCGGTTTTGTCGGCGAACAAATCGCGCCGGAAGTTTTTGCCGAAAAAGAAGGCATCAAGGTGCCGGTGTACGGCAAAGGCTCGTTTGTCGAATATGAGACCGAACGTGCGGTCGGTGCGGCCAGTAACGTCATCACGCTGGACCGCGGCAAAACCATGCCGGTGGTGTTGGAAGAACACGATTTGGCGGCAGGTGTGGACTACCGCGAGCAGCACGAAAGCCGCCACGACGAGAAAGCCAAGGCCACGCGCCGCGTCACCGCCGGCATCCAGTTGAAGCAGGAGCTGGAAATTGCGCGCCTGATCCAAGACAAAACGGTTTACCAGTCCGGCCATACCGAAGATTTGTCTGCTGCTGCCGAAAAACAGTGGACACATGAAAAAGCCGACGTGCAGGAAGCCCTTGAAACCGCCAAAGAGAAGGTGCGTGCTGCCTGCGGCATCCGTCCTAATATTCTGGTGGTAGGTGCGCAGGTGCTGAGCAAACTGCGTATGAACGAAGGTTTGCGCAGCAACCTTTCCGGCAACGACCGCAAAGTACTGCTGAACATCGAAATTCTGAAAAACCTGCTCGATGTCGAAGACATCATCGTGGGTGAGGCGGTGTACACCGAGGGTAGCGGCAAGAGTACCAAAGATGTATGGGGCAACTTTGCCAGCCTGATTGTGCGCCCGACCATTGTTTCAGACGGCAACGACGAAGGCCAGACCGCCTTTGCCTACACCTTCCGCCGCCGCGGTATGCCGGTTGTCGACCGCTACGACGGCGTGGGCGGCAAAGTGGAATATGTGCGCTACACCGACATCCGCAAAGCGGCGGTGGTCGGCGGCGCGTGCGGCTATCTGTTCCAGAACCCGATTGCTTAAATGCGACGACATCGTCGCTTTTGAAGGCCGTCTGAAAGCCTTTCAGACGGCCTTAGGAGAAAAACATGGCTAAACAAACCAAACAGGTGGTCTTAACCACCACCGTCAAAACCACCGGCAAAGTGGTGGAAAACCGCTTTGTGACCTACACCGGCAAACAGGCCAAGACCGATGAAGCCGTGCTGGGCGTGGCGGCTTATGATGCCGACGAGAACGAACTGCTGGCGGTTGATGTGGTCGGCATTGCGCTGGTGGAAGCGGGCGGCCAAGTGGCCGCAGGTGCGGCGGTGTCGGCCGATGCGCAGGGTTGTGCGGTGGCCGGTACGCAAAATGCGGCAGGTACGGCGGTCACAGCTGCGGCAGCCGCAGGCGACTTTATCCGCGTATTGCTGAAAGGTTAATCATGGCGAAGAAAGTGTATATCGCGGAAACCGCGCTGATTTTGCAGAACGAAGACGGGGAGGATTTCCGCGTCGAGCCGGGCGAAACCGTCGAACTGACGGCCGACCAGTATCAAGACGTGGCCGCGCATGTGGTAGTGGCGGAAATTTCAGACGAAGTCGCTCAGCCTGACAGCGAAACACCGCCGGAAGTAACGCCGTCTGAAACCGAACCGCAATCCGAAACCAAGCCTGCCCGCGGGCGCGGCAGCAAGAAGGAAGCGTAATGCGCTATATCACGCGCGATGATTTGGCGGCGGCGGTGAGCATGGCGGAGCTGGTGCAGCTGAGTAACGACCAGATGAGCAACTACGGCATGGAGGAACCCGACTGGAACGTGGTTGACCGCGCCATCGTCTATGCCTCGGAACTCATCGACGGCCATATCAGCGGCCGCTACGCGCTGCCGTTGGTGCCGATGCCGGGTATTCTGCCGCAGCTGGCCACCGACATTGCGCGGTTTTGGCTGCATCAGCGGCGCGTCAATGCGGCGGAGTTTCCGAAGCCCGTTCAGACGGCCTACGACAATGCCCTCAAGATGCTGGCAAACATCCGAGACGGCAAAATCCACCTCGGCATCCGCGAGGTGGAAGAGCCGACGGGGCAGCTCCAGCCCGAGCGCGGTGCCTACCGCGTGCGCGGCGGCGGCAAGATGAATTTGGAGGGCTACTGATGGCGGCCACCGTACCGATTCTGCAAGCCGTGGTTGGGTGGCTGCAAGACGAACTGCCCGATGCCGAAGTGCGGCTGTTTCCAGACAATCCTGCCGGTTATCGCTTTCTACACCCGAAAGGCGCGGTGTTGGTGGGTTATCAAGGCAGCAAGTTTGGCAGCATCGAGCAGCTGGGCAATATCTCGCAGCAGCGTGTGATGACCCTGCATTTAACCGTGTTCGGGCGCGGTCTGCACCACGACGGCGCGGCGCTGGATTTGCTCGACCGTCTGCGTTTGGCCATTGTGGGTTTCAAGCCGCCGCACTGTCTGCCCTGCCATTTAATCAGCGAGCAGTTTGCCGGAGAGGATGGCGGCGCGTGGCAATACAGTCTGCTGGTGCAGACGGAAACCCATCAGGTGCAGCAATGCCGCGAACCGGCCAAACCGACTTTTACGGCAGCCCGTTACCGCCGTTCCGACCAAGATTTAGAACCCGATTTAAAACCCAAGGAGTAAGATATGGCAGCAGCCTACCACCACGGCACGGAAACCATCCGCATCGACGGCGGCTCCGTCCCCGTTTACACCGTCGACGGCGCGATTACCGCCATCGTCGGCACCGCCCCCACGGGCGCGGTCAACGAACTGACCGTGTGCCAAACCAAAAAAGACTTTGCCGCGTTCGGCGGCGAGCTGACCGGCAAGGGCTTCACGCTGCCCGATGCGGCGCATATCTGGACGCGCTACGGCTCGGGCGTGGCCTATGTGATTAACGTGTGCGACCCGGCCAAACACAAAACCCGCGTGACCAACGAAGTATTGACGGTCGACAGCGATACCCTGACCGCCCACACCGCAAAACCCGCCTTGTTGGACGGCTACCGCCTGACCGACGGCGCGGCCGCGCTGACCGAAGGGCAGCACTACACCATCAACACGCTTACGGGCGAGATTGTGTACAAAACCAAACCCATCGCCCCGAAAATCACTTACGACCATGTCGACCCGACAAAGGTTACCGAAGCCGACATCCTCGGCGCGTATGTGGCCGCCACGGGCAAACGAACCGGCTTGGAGTTGCTGACCGAAGGCTTCAACCGCTTCGGTGCCGATGCCAAAATCCTCATCGTGCCCGAGTTTGACAAAACCGCCACCTGTGCGGCAGCGATGGTGGCCACGGCCGGCAAACTCAATGCCGTTGCCTACATCAATGCGCCGAAAGGCACATCGCTGAGTAAGGCTTTGGAAGGACGCGGGCCGAACGGCAGCATCAACTTCAACACCTCGTCCGACCGCGCGCAGCTGTTTTATCCCCACGTAGTCGGCCTGCTCGGTTTGGAACATCTGGCCACCCACGCCGCCGGCCTGCGCATGAAAACCGACGTGAAGCAAGGTTACTGGTGGAGCATCTCAAACAAAGAGCTGCTGGGCGTAACGGGGCTGGAAGTGGGTTTGACCGCCCGCGCCGACGACCCGCAAAGCGAAACCAACCGCCTGAACGAAAAAGGCATCACCACCGTATTCAATTCATACGGCACGGGCTACCGCCTGTGGGGCAACCGCTTGGCCTGTTTCCCGACCGTTTCCCACATCAAAAACTTCGAAGTGGCGCAGCGCACGGGCGATTTGATTGACGAATCCATCCGTCGCGCCGAGCTGCAATACGTTGACCGCCCGATTGACGACGCACTCATCGAAAGTCTGGTCGAAACCGTGCGCACCTATTTGGGCACGCTGCCGAGTATCGTCGGCTTTGAAGTGGGTTTGGACTACGACTACGACCTGCCCGATGCGTTCAGTAAAGGGCAAGTCCCCATCAAATATGACTACACGCCCAAGCTGCCGGCCGAGCGCATCACCAATACCAGCGTAATGACGCGCAAATACTTGGTCAACCTTGCCTCCGGCAACAGCAATTAAGGAGCTGACACATGAGCGATTACATCCGCGCGATTTACAACGCCAACGTTTACGTTGACGGCAACAGCCTGTTGGGCAAGGCATCCGAAGTCAAACTGCCTGATTTTGAAATCAGCCAGGACGAACACAAAGGCTTGGGCTTGTTTGCCACCATCAAGCTGCCATCGGGTGCCGAAGCCTTGGAAGGCGAAATCACTTGGAACAGTCTGTACCCCGAAGTGGCCGAAAAACTCTACAACCCTTTCCGCGGTGCGCAACTGATGGTGCGTGCCAACCAGCAGATTCACAACGCGGCGGGTTTGGTCAAGGAAGTGCCGGTGGTCACGTTTTTAACCGTGCTGCCGAGCAAAAACGGCTTGGGCACGTTCAAACCGAAAGAGAAATCGGAACACAACACCACCTATCAGGCCACCGAAATCCGCCAAGTCATCGACGGCCGCGAAGTGCTGTATTTCAACGCCTTCAAGAATGTTTACCGCGTCGGCGGCAAAGACGTGCTCTCGCAGATGCGTAAAAACATCGGCGCGTAGGTTTTAAGACGTATTAAAAGCCGTGGTCGACGGCCTTTGACAAAATCGCTGTATCTCCCGCAGATACAGCGGTTTTTTATTGTATTGAACTCTTAAAAAGGATTGAAACATGAACGAAGCACAGAAACTGCAAGAAGGCTTGGGCGCAACCCAAACCGTGAAGCTGAAATATCCGGCGCGCTTGGCGACGGGGCAGACCTTGACCGAATTAACACTGCGTCGCCCGAAAGTCGGCGATATTCGTGCCGCCGCGCATTTGAATACGGATGCAGAACAAGAGCTGTTTATTTTCGCCCGCCTGACAGGCTTGGTGCCTGAAGATTTAGATGCGCTTGATTTTGCTGATTACAAAGAAGTCCAGCGCGTCTTTCGACTCATGCAGGAAAGTGAGTAATAGAAGGTCGTCTGAAAAAACGACGGTTGAAGAAGCGGTTTCTCAATTGACCGCTGCCTGTGCCGATATGGCTTGGTGGTACGGCTGGTCGCTACAAGCTATCGATAATCTGACTTTGGACGATTTTGAAGCCTTTCAGAAAGAAGCAACCCGCCAAATGAAGGCGGGTTTCAGAAAAGGCGTTTAGTTTGGTGCGGCGCGGAATTTGTACCAAGTGAGCAGCCCGGAAACCATGCCTCCGAGCAGAAAGCCTATGCCCGCACAAAACGGCGATGCCAGACAGGTGGCAAACATACCGAGAAAAATACCGAAAACCGCAGATGTAACAGGGGTTTCAAAGGTAAACAGGCCGATAAAGACATAACTGAAAACAATCAGACACAGAATGCTGCCGAACAAAAATCCGAACATATTCATTCCGTCTGTGAAAAAGTCCAGTTTGTTTTCTTGGTTCTCGTTCATTCCCTGATTCCTTGTTGCGTTTGCTTTGATGTTAAAGATAGGGTTTTGAAATGTCAAGTGAATTAGCGGTCAGCGTACTTATCGGGGCATCGGTTCGTGCCGGATTTGCTACGGTTTTCGGCCGCGCCAAAAATACGGTTAAGGAACTTGGCGGCGAAATCCAAAAAACGCGTGCCACGCAGGAAAAGCTAGGCAAAAGCATTGCCAAAGGCGTAGCGACGGGACGCTCCGGTTTGGGTGTTTTGCGGGAACGTTATGACCTGCTGGGCAAAGCCATCGAAAAGGCAGGAGTTGCACAAGGTCGTCTAAATAAAGCCATCAAAGCGCAGGAGTCGTCAAAACAGCGACGAGCCGACATCCGTGCCGAAATGGCCGAAGCAGGCGGCCATGCCGCTGTTGCAGCCGCACCGATTATCGCGTCCGTAAAAAAATTTATGGCGCAGGAAAACGCATCGGCCGATCTGAAAATCGCCATGATGCGCAATGACGGCAGCTTCGGCAAATTCAAGGAAATCGACCGCCTTACAACCGAATGGGGCGCGGCTCTGCCCGGCAATAAAACCGACTTCTCAAAAATGGCACTCGGCTTGAAAAGCCAAGGCATTTCCGACGACACGATTATCAACGGCGGCGGTTTGGCTACAGCCCAGTTGAACGTGGTCATGGACATTCCGATTGCCGACGGCAGCTTTTTCGCCAAAAACATGGAAGCCCACGGAATCAAGGAAAGCGAACTGCTGAAGTCCGCCGACCTGACCCAGCGTGCCTATTTTGCAGCGGGTTTGAAAAAAGAAGATATGTTCGAGGCCATGAAGTATTACGCAGGCAAGGCAAATACTTTGGGCTATACAGGGCTTGAGCATCAAAAAAGAATTTATGCCGTAGAAGGGATGGCGGCCACCAAAGGCATAGAAGGTTCGCAGTTTGGTACTAATTTTAGTACTTTCTTAGGCAATTTGTCCAAAGGTGTCGGCAATATGGAGTATGCCGACAAAGGGCGTAAAGGCGACCTACGCCGTATGATGGAATCTGTCGGCGCAAAATTCGACTTTTTCAACCCTGATGGTTCAATTAAGGACTTGCGTACCATTACGGGTATTTTGGAATCTGAGTTTGCCAAAATCAAAGCCAAATACGGCGAAAAAGGCGTAATGGACATTTCCAACGCCATGTTCGGTTCGGAAGGAGGCAGGGTTGCCGATATCCTGATTCAAAGCGGTATCAAAGGCTTTGATGAAATGATAGCCAAAATGGATGCACAGGCATCGTTGTCCGACAGAATCAAAGTCAAAACCAGCACGTTGTCGTCAGCTTTGGAATCATTGGGCGGCGCGGCGGAAAATACAGCAGCCGTATTCGGCAGCGTATTCGGCGCAGACATCAAATCGGCCGCCCAAACTTTGCAGGGTTTGGTAGAAAACGGCTTGCAGCCGTTCTTGGAGCACAACAAAGAAACCATCAAATGGGTGGTCGGTCTGGCGGCGGGCTTCTTTGCAGCCAAGTTGGGCATTCTGGCACTTGCTTATGGAGCCTCGATGTTTCTGATGCCGTTTCGGGCATTGACCACATCAGCGTTCAAAGCGCAAGCGGCTTTCCGTCTGTTCCAATTGATGCGGCTCGGACAAATCGGTAAAGGCGTGATGGTATTACGCATGTTCGGTATGTCGGCGGCTTCGGCCGCAAAAATGGCCGGATTGCTGGGTAAAGGATTCGGTCTGCTCAAAACCGTATTTTCCGTATTCAGTAGCGGCGTAATGACAACCATCCGCTTCCTGCCTATGCTGGCTTCAGGTTTTCTCAAACTCGGCATGGCGCTGATGGCCAACCCCATTTTCCTCGCACTCGGTTTACTGGCCGCAGCCGCCTATTTGCTTTACACCAACTGGGAAGGCGTGGTCGGCGGAGCCAAGGCACTGTGGCAGGATTTGGGCAACTTCTTCGGCAGTCTGTGGACATCGGTTACGACTGCATTTCAGACGGCATGGAGCGGTCTGACCACATGGTTTTCGGTGGTTTGGCTCAACATCACAACGTTGCTGTCGGCGGTGTGGGAGAGCATCAAAACCACGGTATCGACCGCGTGGGAAAGTATCAAGGCCTTTTTCTCGACCGGCATTGCCGCGCTCTTAAACCTGATCCTGACCTTCTCGCCGGTTACCGCCTTTATGACGGCCTTCCAATCGGTATGGACTTGGTTGTCGGGCTTGGGGGCGACCTTTATGAGCTACGGCGGCATGATGATAGACGGGCTGGTCAACGGCATTACGGCAGGTATCGGCCGCGTGGTCGGTGCGGTGCAGAACGTGGTGTCGATGGCCAAATCCGCATTTACCTCCGACCGCAAAGGCATGGGCATCCACTCGCCCAGCCGTGTGTTCCAAGGCTACGGCGGCTTTATGACCGAGGGTCTGGCCATCGGTATCCGCCGCACGGCGGCACGTCCCGTACAGGCCGTCGGCGCATGGGTAGGCCGTCTGAAAGAGCGTTTCGGCAGCCGTGTGGGCAGTCTGCGTGCCGATTTGGCCGCATGCATTTCAAGCAGCGTCGCAGATTTTGCCTCGGCGCGCACACAACAGGCGCAGGCGGCTGCGGGAGCAGGCGGCATTACCGTGAACTTTAACCCGACCATCCATGCCCCGGGCGGCGATCCTGCGCAAATTCATACGGCCTTGCAGATGGGCTTGCGCGAATTTGAAACGCTGTTTCAGCGCATGATGGCCGACCGCGAACGGAGGGCTTACTGATGTATGCACAATTGGGCGATATTCGCTTCGAGCTGCTGCAGAGTTTCAGCAGCTTGGAAGCTACCTACACGGCGAAGTTTGCCAAGCACGAAGTACTGGCGGGACGGCCACGTTTGCAGGCTTTGGAGAACGAGCTGACCGAGCTGCGTTTCTCGCTGAAGCTGCATTGGCTGCTGGGCAATCCCGACACGGCCTACAAGGGGCTGCTGGCGGCATTGGAGGTGAAACAGGCGGTATCGCTGGTTTACGGCAGCGGCCGCTTTGCGGGCTGGTGGGTAATTGAGCGGCTGACCGAGCGCACACTGATACAGGACGCGCAAGGCCGCACGGCCGCGCGCGAATTGGATGTGGAGCTGACCGAGTTTGTCGGTGACCCGAACAATCCGCTGCCCACCCCTGCCGTGATGGGCGGCAAACAGAATCCGCTGCTGTCGCTCTTGCCCGAATCGGTACAGGCGCAAGCAGACGAAGTGATGAAAGCCGTGGAAACGGGCGTGAAAATCTACCGTGCGGCGGAAAGCGGCCTAGATGAGATGCAATCGCTGCTGACGGCGGCCAAAACCTTGAAACACGACCCTGCCGCGCTGTTGAACCTTGCCGGAGACGCTTTTGGCTCGGGAAGCGGCGTGTTGGCCAAACTGAACGGCCTGCCCGAAGTGACCGCCGTGTTGGGCGATTTGTCGGGCGCGGCGCAGATGGCCGAACAACTCGGCCAAACCGGAACGCTGCTGGGCGGTACGGTGGCCGGATTAAGGAGCGGCATTGAGGGCGGCACGGTCGGTAGCTGGCTGGATGCGGCGGTGTCGGGTGTCGAATCGGCGGCCGGTGTGGTGCAGAATGCTTCTGCCGCTGCCGAAACGCTGACCGGCCTGCTGGCCGCAAGGAGAGAGGTATGAGTGCGGTTTTACACCACACCACGCGCGCGGGCGACCGCTGGGATTTGATTGCCCACAAGCATTACGGCAATGCGCTGATGATTGATGGGCTGATTGCGGCCAATCCGCACCTGCCCCTAGCCGAAGAATTTTCAGACGGCCTGACCGTGTTTGTGCCGGTGTTGGAAAGCAAGCCGAAAAACAGTCAGGCGGATATGCCGCCTTGGTTGCGGAGGGATAAATAATGGACGTTTTGGGCGCATTTTTGCAGCAGGCGGGTTTGGTTTCGGCCAACGTCCACCCCGTTACCCAACCCGATTTCCTGCTGGCTTACGAGCAACAGGACATTACCGCCGACATCAAACCCTATCTGCTGTCGCTGACCTACACCGATTATCTGGGCGGCCAGTCAGACGAATTACAGGTGGATTTCGAAGACACCGACGGCCGATGGCTCTCCGGCTGGTATCCCGAACAGGGCGACGCGCTGAACCTGTCTCTGGGCGACCAGTTCACGGGCTTGGTGGATTTGGGCAGCTTTGAGATTGCCGAAATCGAGTACAGCCATCCGCCAAGCGTGGTGTCGCTGAAAGCCTTGTCCACAGGGATTACCAAAGCCAACCGCACCCTGCAGGCCAAAGCCTATGAAAAAACCACGTTGGCCAAAATCGTGCGCATGGTGTCAGGCCGTCTGAAACTGAAAGTGGACGGTGAGTGTGAACATATTGAAATCGAACGCGTGACCCAGTATCAGGAGCGCGACATCGAGTTTTTGGCACGCTTGGCCAAACAATACGGCCACACCTTCAAAATCGCCGGCGACACTTTGGTGTTTATGAGTAATGCGAAGCTGGCCGAACGCGAACCCGCGGCCGAGCTGCTGCCTGCCGACATGATCCGCGTGCGGCTGCGCGATTTGATTAAAGGCGTGCCGGGCAAGGCGGTGGTAACGGGTTACGACCCGAAAACCAAAAAAAGCCATGAAACCGAGCGTAAAGCCCGCCCGCGCCGCCCGAACGCCAAACGCGGCACATCGGGCGACACGCTCAAAATCATCCCCAACAAAGGCGAGAGCCAAGCGCAGACCAATGCCCGCGCCGATGCTGCTTTGGCCGATGCGCAGGATGAGCAATGCGCCGGCAATGTGACCGTGGTCGGCAACGCCAAGCTGGTGGCCGGGCAAGTCGTTATGCTGAAAAGCCACGGCAAATTCAGCGGCCGCTATATGGTCAAGCAGGCACGCCACAGCTATGACCGCATGAGCGGCTACACAACCGATTTGGAAATCAAAATGCTGGAATACATTCCCGAAACCGGACAGGAGGCAGGCAATGCTGCAAACCCATGATTTCACCGCCACCATGCAGTTCGGCATTGTGGCCGCGGTCGATGAAGCGGCGCACAACCTGCGCGTGCGGCTGCCCGCGCTGGAAAACCTGGAAACCGACTGGCTGCCGATGATTACCCCTGCGGCAGGCGGTAATCAGTTTTACAGTCTGCCCGACGAGGGCGAGCTGGTGGTATGCCTCTTGGACGCGCGTGGCGAAACGGGCTGTGTGGTCGGTGCTATTTACAATGCGGTTGACAAACCGCCCGCGGCCGACAAAGACAAATGGGTGCGCCGGTTTAAAAACGGCACGGTTATCGAACATGACCGCCAAACGGGTGACGTGCTGGTTAAAACGCAAGGTGTGGTAACGATTGATGCCGATGCTGTAGTGAAAAAAACGCTGACCGTTAACGGCCTGTTTACCTATACCGCCGGTATGTCGGGCAAAGGCGGCAGCGGAGCGGCAGCAAAAATTGACGGTGCCATCGAAGCCACGGGCGACATCAAGTCCAAAGGCATCAGCCTGCCCGACCACCATCACGACGGCGACAGCGGCGGCAAAACCGGAAAGCCCGAGTAGTTTTAATCCGCATTAAAAGCCGTTTCAGACGGCCTTACCTACAATCCCTGTATCCACCAACGATACAGGGGTTTTTTCATGGAGTTTTCCACGCCTGTTTCCAAACACTGGCAGCTTGCCCAAGGCGGCAGCGGGCTGTCTCAGGGTGTGGACGACATCGACCTGTGTATCCACACCATTTTGTCCACCCGCAAAGGTTCGGACGTGACCCGTCCCGATTTCGGCAGCAACCATTTCGACTGGATTGACGCGCCGGAAGACGTGTTTGTTCCCAACGCCGTGCGCGAGGTGGTGCTGGCCGTTCAGACGTGGGAAAAACGTGTGCTGGTGGACAACGTAACCTTTTCGGGCAACGCGCCGCACATCACGATGACCGTGCATTGGCGCGTGGCCGATGACGTGGCAGGCGAGATTTACGCCACGCAAGTGATTTTGGAGCAGGCAGCATGGATTTAGCAAAACTCAAACGTGCCCACGTGAAGGTGGTGGACGACGATTTGGCCAAAGTGCTGGCCGAAACCATCGCCGACTACGAACAGCGCAGCGGCAAGACCTTACAGCCCGCACACATTGAGCGGCTGCTGATTAATACCTATGCCTACCGGGAAACATTGGTGCGCCAGTCGCTCAATGAAGCCTACCGCCAGCAGCACCCGCGCTTTGCCACGGGCTTGATGCTGGATTTGTGCGGCGACGACGTGAATACGCCGCGTCTGCTCGCGTCGGCCGCCCGCTGCACCATCCGTTTTACCGCCGATTTGAGCGGTGTTCAGACGGCCTATATCCCCGTCGGTACGCAGGTGGCCGCGGGCGAAGTGGTGTTTGCCACCACCGAAGCGGCCGAACTCTCGGCTGCACGCAAACAGGCCGACTTGCAGGCCGTCTGTACGCAAAGCGGCGCGGCGGGCAACGGCTGGGCGGCAGGCCAAATCAGCAACCTGCTGACTGCGTTTTCAGACGGCCTGAACGTCAAGGCCGTCAATATCAGCGTACCTTCGGGCGGTACGGATGTCGAAACCGACGATGCCTACCGCGAGCGTATCCTGCTTGCGCCGGAGAGCTTTTCGGTAGCCGGGCCGGTGGGCGCATACGAGTATTTCGCGCGCCGCGTGAACCCGGCCATCTGCGATGTCCATGTGGACAATAAAAAAACCGCCTCGGGCGAGCCGATAGGCGGGCAGGTGCAGGTAACGGTGCTGACCAAAAACGGCCTGCCCTCGGAAGAGCTGCTGCGCGAAGTGGCCAAAGCCCTGAGCCACGAACGCGTGCGGCCGCTGTGCGACACCGTGACCGTATCGGCACCGACGGCGGTGGATTACGCACTCGATGCCGAGCTGGTGCTGTTTACGGGGATTAATCCTGCCGAAGCCGTGGCCGCTGCCGAAGCGGCGTGGGCGGCCTATGAAGCCGCTCGGCGCGAACAACTGGGCAGGGATATTGTGCCGCTGGACATTCAGACGGCCTTAAAGGTGGCGGGTGTGTACAACGTGGTGCTGCACAACCTGCCGCTTAAGGTGGTGGCCGCCAATCAGTGGGCGCGCAGCACCTCGGTGCGCATCCGCGCCGCCGCCCAAACGGTGGAGGGTTAAAACATGGCCAAACTGAGCTATGCGGCGGTGATTGAGCGCGACCAACGCTACAAAATGCTGGCCGATTTGGGCTTGCGGCTGAACGACACCGATGCCGTCAAGTTGATGCCGCGCCTTATCCATCTGGTCGTACCCGAGCATTTGGAGCTGTTGGCCGAGAGCCGCAGCATCTTGGGGCAGACGGCTACTGGCTGGCCGAATCCGACCAGATGCGCCGCCGCCTGATTAAGGGCGCATACGGGCTGCACCGGCATAAGGGCACACCGTGGGCAATCCGCGAAATCGTGCGGCGGCTGGGCTTCGGCGAAGTGCAGATTATCGAAGGCATGGGCAACAAGCGGCACGATGGCGAAATCACGCGCGACGGTCGCTATGCCCACGGTCACAGCGACCGCTGGGCGCATTACCGCATCATCATGAACAACGTGATTACCAACGATCAAGCCGCGCTGCTGCGCCATACCCTGAGAGCCTTCGCGCCGGCACGCTGCGTACTGGCCGCGCTCGACTATCAGGCCAGCGCATTGAGACACAACGGCCGCGCCAAACGCGGCGGCCAATTCAACAGAGGAACCGCATGACATGGCAAATCTAGTAGAAACCAGCCGCTGGGAAGCAGGCATTTACCAGCTCGAAACCTCCGACCCCGTGATGGGCGGCCCCAACGGCATCGACAACCGCCAGCCCCGCGAGTTGGCCAACCGTACCTTATGGCTCAAAAACGAAATCGCCAAAGCCGTGCAAAGCATCGGAAGCAACAAAACTGCCGCCGACCAAGCCATTGCACTCAAGGCCAACGCCGCCACGCTGTTTACTGCCGGCGCAGGTCTGACAGGCGGCGGGTCGCTGGCGGCCAACCGCAGTTTTGCGCTGGCCACACCGTCCACGCTCAACGGCAGCACCACCAACTGGGCAGGTAACGGCGCAACCGGCCACACCCACGAGCTGGCCAAAGCCACGCCTACCGTGGCGGGCGTAGCCAAACTGGTGAATACGCTAGATGTATCCGCTACCGATGCCGCGCTGACGGCGGCAATGGGCAAAAAACTGCAAGACGAAAAGCTCGGCAACAGCGGCAACCAAACCATCACGAACGGCACATTGACCGTCGGCAAATCAAACGAATGGGCAGCCGTCAGAATCCCTTCCGGCGCGGGTGTGTGGGAAATCGAAACCAATCCCAATCTGCCGCCGCCACCGAAGGCAGTATCAGAATGGGGTTTAAGTTCGTCGAAAGCGGCCAGTCTGCCAAAGGCATCATCATGCCCGCGCTGTCGACCGGTTATGAAACGGTGGCTTATCAAAGCTGGGTGAATGAAAAAATCGCCCATCTGGACAACGGCAAAGTGCCGTCAGTCGCTTACAACTACTCGATAAGAAACTCAACCGACTACAGTAAAAGCGGCTTTTATCGGGCAAATGGTAATGAATTGGATGGAAAAAGATTGCCATGGATGGAAATGCACATTTCCCACCCGGAGCAGAGTGAAAACCAATACGGGCGCGGCATCGGTTTTTCCTACGGCCCGAGTTTCGACCTCGTTACCACCGCATGGGACGCACAGGGCGTGTATCAGGGCATGAAAAAAATCCTCACCGAAGAAAACGGCGTCATGAAAAACGGCGACACGATGACGGGTTTCTTGACTTTTGCCAAACAGCCTTGGCCGAAAATACAGCTGGCCTCAAATAAAGGGGGCAAGCCCTGCTGGTTGAGAGCGGCGGCACCGCAGGTACGCACTGCTTTATCATCAGGAATCATGAAGATGGTGAGGTAAGAAATGGCAATATCGTCAGATTCAATCTGCCTGACAAAACCGGCACGCATACGCTGGCAACGACGGGCGACCTTGAGGCCTTGTCCCGTGTCGACCTGACCGGCAACCAAACCGTCGGCGGCCAAAAAACCTTTGCCGCACGCACCCACTTTTCAGACGGCCTTACCATCAGTGCCGCCAATACCGGCCAGTCCGCCGAGTTCCGGCGCGGCGCGGCCGACTGGTATTGGGGCAACCCCATTTCGCGCAAGGCTTTGCAACTCAAAGACAACGGCGATTTGGCCTACCAAAACCAAAAAATCTACCACGAGGGCAACAAACCGGCATGGAACGATATCCAGAATAAGCCTGATGTAGCCACGCGCGGTACTACGCTGGCACACTACGGAATTACCGATTCCGTGACCGCTGCCGATTTCCAATGGGCTAACGTCAAAACAGGTACGATAATGTATTTTGCCGGCGGTCAAGCTCCGCACGGCTGGCTGGCTGCCAACGGCGCAGCAGTGAACCGCACGACATTTCCGCATCTGTTTGCGATAATCGGCACCCGTTACGGCGCGGGCGACGGACGCACCACCTTCAACCTGCCCGATTTGCGCGGCGAGTTCGTGCGCGGCTGGGATGCGGGGCGCAATGTCGATGCAGGCCGTGCACTCGGAAGCTGGCAGCAAGACGAGTTCCGCAGCCACCACCATATTTATCGGCGCGGCCACCTGACAAACTCGGTGCCTTGGGAGCACCGCGAGGCAAGCCGTGATGGCAGCGCGGCCACGTATGACGGTGACGGCCGCTTTGATGACGGCGGCGACCGCGTGACCACATCTGCCTCAGGCGGCGTGGAAACCCGCCCCCGCAATATCGCACTTTTGGCCATTATCAAAGCATAAGGCCGTCTGAAAATATCTGAAAGGAAAACCGAATGACCCAAAATATCCAATGGCAAAAACCCGTCTGCCAACTCGATTCAGACGGCATCTATCTGCACCAAACCATGGCCGATCTTGACGTGTACACCAAAGACGGCGGCTACATTATCCCCGGCGGCTGCATCGACACCGTGCCGCCCGAGGCGCGCGAAGGCCACGCCGCCAAATGGAACGGCAGCGGCTGGGACTACCTGCCCGATTTGCGCGGCCAAACCGCCTACCGCACCGACAGCGGCGAAACCGTGCTGATTGACCGCATCGGCGCACTTTCAGACGGCTTGACCCTTGAGCCGCGCCCCGGCGAAGCGCACGAATGGCGAAACGGTGCATGGGCGGAAAACCCCGAACGCGCCGCCGAGCTAAAGGCGCAGGAGCTGGAGCGGGCAAAAGCCGCCAAACTGGCCGAAATCAACCGCGCAGCGCAAGCGTTTGTCGCCCGCGCCGCCGAGTTGGACAAAACGCCCGAGTTCGAAGTGGCCACATGGCCGCTGCAGGCCGCTGAAGCGCAGGCATGGAGCCGCGACAAAGCCGCCTCCACGCCCGTTTTGGCCATCACCGCCGCCGCCCGCGGTCTGGATTTGGACAAGCTTCGCGCCGCCGCCCTGCGCAAGGCCGACGCCTACACGGCGCTGACCGCGCACGTTGCCGGGCAGCGTCAGGCTTTGGCCGACAAGCTGGAAAAGGCCAAAACGGCCAGGGCGGTGGAAGCGATAGCCGTGTCCTACGCCATGCTCGCCTGATTTTTAATGCGCATTAAATGTGCGTTTTCTTGCCAAGCCTTACCATCCCTGCATGTTGTTGCAGGGATTTTTTATGAAAATTGCGTTTTACAAAGGCACGCTGCGCGGCCGCGCAGGCTGGTTCAGCCGCTTGGCGCGCTGGGCAGACCAAGGCCGCTACAGCCATTGCGAAGTGGTGTTTTCAGACGGCATGTGCGCCTCGGCCAGCTGGTACGACGGCGGTGTGCGCTTTAAAAAGATTGCTTTTAACTCCCTGAATTGGGACATTGTTGAACTGAATTTCACACCCGAGGCCGAGGCGAAAGTGCGTGCATGGTTTACCCGTAACGAAGGACGGCCCTACGACCTGCGCGGCAGCTTGGGCGTGGTGTTCCGTCCGTTCGGGCAAGGCCGGCGCGGCTGGTTTTGCAGCGAAGCGGTGGCCGCCTCACTGGGGTTTGCCGAGCCGTGGCGCATCAGTCCGAACCAGTTGGCCGCGCTGTTGGAGACGGTTAAATGGTAAGGCTGGATATGGAAATCGTGCGCGACGACAAGCAGAGTATTGTGGTGGAGCTGCTGGATTCGGACGGCCACACCATCAATCCGGCCGACATCGACAGCGTAACGGTATGGGTCAAGCCGCCGTTTCAGGACAAGATTTTTCCCGAAACGGTCATTCTTCCCGAAGACCCCGAAAACGGCTTGGGCAGCCACCTGAAAATTACCTTTACCCGCAATATCCTGCAAAAACAGATGTGGACGCAGGCGCAATACGGCATTGAAATTGTCTGCGGCGACGAAGGGCCGACCACCGTCATCGGTGGAAAAGTGATGAGGATTTACTGATGAACCCGATTGTCAGACCCGGCCAAGTGGCCAGCGTGAAAATCAAAGACCTGCGTAAAAGCAAAGCGCATACGAGCCTTTATCAGGAATGGCTGAAACAGGGCAACAGCGGCAGCTTTGATAACTTTATGGCTGCCCTGCGCCCGCCTGCAGACGAGGCATGGGTACGGCGCATTGTGGAAAACGTCCTCTCAGCACGTGCATCGGCGGTGTTGCCCGACCCCGACACCGTGCCTGTCGCACCACCGGCCGCCGACCCTGCGCCGACTGTGCCGCCCGCAGCGGCATTAAACCGCAAAGAAATTGAAGAAATCGTGCGCGGGCTGATGCCTGCAGCCCAAGCCGCCGCCAGTATCGCCGATCAAATCAAAGGCCTGATGGATGCGGCCGATTTTGAGTTTTCAGACGGCCTGAAAATCAAGCCCGGCCGTGCATTGAGCGTGCAGGAATTTAACGACTGGAAAGCCACGGTAACGGCCGGCCAAACCGTGGTGCAGGCCGCCGGCCAAGTTTTGGTGCTTAATGACTGGTTCGCGCCCGAAATGCAGGCCGATGTGCTGCTGCGCAAACCGCAGATGCAGCACAGCCGCGCGATTTACGACATTCTCAAAGAACGCCTGAAACCGGGCATGAAGGTGCGGATGTTCGGCAACTTCAATATGGCCAAACTCTCAGGCATCGAACCCGAACTGTGGGGCGAAGACGGCCGCACCGCCGCACCTGCCTTGGCCGCCGGCATTAACGGCTGCCAGCCGACCATGATTTTGCGTTTCGACAACAACGACATTGATTTTTCCCAATGCCGCTTCATCGTACAAAACATGATGACCGACGGCTATGCGGTGGCAGGCTACAAAGGCCACAACCGCTTCAAGCCCGGCCAGTGGATTACCAAAACGGTGGACGAACACGACCCCGACCGCCGTGCCGCGCAGGATTGGACGGCATTGGGCGGTAAAAACGGCGTATTCCCGCCGATTGACGGCACCACCGGTTTTGCCGCCAAAGGCTATGCCGACGCAGGCTTCAACAGCACCAACTGCCATGCCGACTGCGGCAACTACCGCAGCAATTCGCTCGACACAAGCGGCCTGACCACCGGCGGCTACGGCGGCCGATTCCCTCAGGCAGACGGCAGCACAGCCGCCACTTGGGGCACATGGAAAGACGGCGGCCTGATCGGCAACATGGGTTCGGGCGGCATTATTTTCCAAACCCCTGAAGTCGGCAAAGCCGAACGCGAAACCGCCTCCGTCGTGGTGGAAGGCCATTATGCGCGCGGCTTTATCACCTACGGCATCGAGGTGGGCATCCATGCCAAGCCCAACGGCGATTCGTTCAGGAGCCTTGAAGAAATTTGGGAATATGTGCCGCAAAACGTATGGCTGATTCATACGCAGGTAGAGGATTGTTATGAGGGCGGCCTGCAGGCCAACCGCTTTGTCAACCTGTGGGAGCTGTATTCTCGCTGCTATCGAATGGGCCACCCCGACAGCGGTTTTACCTACCATAAGCCCAACCACCCGCAGTCGGCCACCATCAACGACCCCGGTTACGGCTCGTCCAGCCGTCGCGAAACTCCGCAAATCAACCGCTACATCATCGGCTGCTGGTATATCGACTGCGCCCGCAAAGGCATCGATGCCCACAAACTGGCAGGCCTGTTTGTCGCCAAAGTACGGATTAAATCTAAGATTTGGGGCATTCAAATCTGTTGCGACGAGATTTACACCAAGGCATACGGAGACCGCCAAGAGGCTTATCTGGCCAGTCAGGTTACGATTCGCGACAGTGAGATTTTCGCCGGCATCAAGGGTTTGGACTTTACCAACGGCAGCTTCTCCAGCCGCATTCACACCAATCCTGCCAAACAGCGCCTGTATGAAATGCGCTTCAATGTTATGGCCGAAAACCTGCAAATCTTCGCGCCCATCGGCGTGTTCGACAATTACTCGCGCGGCGGCTACACCTTGCGTAACGTAAGCTGCACCTGCGCTTACCCCTATGGCAAGCTTCCGCATTTCAATCCGGCATCCTCGCGCGGCTTCTGGCTGGGCGCGCAAGACCCTGCAGGTCGCGGCATTCCGTTCAATATCCGGCTGGAGGGCTGCACAGCGCAAAACTCGCCGAGCGGCAACTATGCCGATGCGTTCATGCTCCAGCCAGCCAACCTTTTGCCCCTGCGCGACTGCATCGCCGACATCACGCCGTTTATCAGCGACAGTGTGATGCCCAACAAATACCTGCGCGGACGCGATGTGGTGCGCAGCGGCATCAAAACCGTGCCGTTTGCCGTGCCTTCGGTGGCAGGTGTGAAAGTGCAAAACGCCCAGTTCGACAACTGTGTTGCTGTAGACAAAACCAGCGGCGAGCCGGTGGTGGCACGTTTCGAGTATCGCGATGAGCCTGCTGCGGCAGTCGTTGCCCCGCCTGATCCAGCCATCACGGCCACCGCTGCTACAACACAAACTGAACCGGTTTCACCCGGCCCGGCAGAGCCCAAAGCATTGCCGCAGGTGCTGCGTTTCGGCATGGCTGCTGCAACATCAACGATGGTGCAGGATGACAGCGGCGCTGTAACCATTGAGATGGCGGGCAGCCATCCGCCTGCGAACTGGTCGGATATGGCCGATGTGTCAGGTGATATTAAATTCATCAAAGGCCGTCTTAAAGACCGCGTCTCCTCTACTGCCGGTGTGTATCCGCGTATAAGAGTTGACCTTGACCGCGTGAAAGACAGCACGATTGTTATGCCTGTGCGTATCCACAGCGTCGGACGCAGTGCAGCCGTTATTTCTTTAGCCGCCACGCCTTACAAAGATGATGCGACCAGCCTAGGATTTATTGTTGATAAAAAAGCCGATACCAATCAATTGGCTATCCGCAATATGTCACGCTACAAAGTAGAGGTAAACGGAGAGGTTAATAACGCCGAGACCCGCTTGGATTACGGTCAATGGGCAATTTTGGTCTACAAGGGCAAAATCGGCGGAGAATACCTCAACCTCGGTACACGCCACGACGGCAACGGCCAGCTTGATGCCGATTACGGCGCAGGCTTGACGGTTTTCCGTAACCACACGCCGAACCCGGACGATTTGGCCGCATTAATTAATGAATTGAAAGGACAATACGGTATCTGACAAACATAAAAAAGGCTGTCTGAAAACGGTTTTCAGACAGCCTTTAGAAAGATTAAGACGGCGGCGCACCGGTGCGGGAACACCGATACGCCGGCCTAGCAGGGATAGTCTGCATTAGCCAAAGCCGCCACCTCGCGAGGCAGCGGTATTTTATCACTAATGCATAGGAAATACCCGAAAAATGAAACACCGTTACAAAAACCGCTGCGAATGCAGCAACTGTTGCAAACTGTTGGCCGTCGGCACAGGCGACTTTGAAATCAAATGCCCACGCTGCAAGACAGTCAACCGGTTTGGTTCTTTAACAACTCAGAATGCCGCCGAGCATCCGAATCCGAAAGGAAACAATGGATGCTCAAACCTTTTTCAGACGGCCTGAACCCACCGTCGGCAGCCTGTTCGCAGGCATCGGCGGATTCAACCTCGGCTTCGAGTACCGCGAGTGCCTTTTACTCTCTATATAAGGAGTCAAAATGACACCCAAACCGCAACCGCTCGTACCGTGGATGGGCGGCAAACGCCGCTTGGCCAAACACCTGCTGCCCATGTTTCCCGAGCACCAATGCTATGTGGAGCTTTTCTCCGGCGGCGCGGCCCTGTTTTTCCTGCGGCCACAACCGGCAAAATGCGAAGTGCTCAACGACCTCAACGGCCAACTCATCAACCTTTACCGAGTGGTGCAGCACCACTTCGACGAGTTTGTGAAGCAGTTTGAGTGGACGCTGACCAGCCGCGAAGTGTTCGCCCGCCTGCAATCCACGCCGCCTGATGTGATGACCGACATCCAACGCGCCGCACGCTTCTTTTACCTGCAACACACCGCTTTCGGCGGCAAAACGGTTGACCAACACTTCGGCACGGCCACCACCGGACGCGGTTTTACCGCCGCCGACATCGCAGGCCGTTTGAAAGCCGCGCAGCAAAGGCTGAACGGCGTATTCGTCGAAAACGAGCCGTGGGAAAAATGCTTCAAACGCTACGACCGCGAGCATACCTTTTTCTACGCCGACCCGCCGTACTGGCAGCTTGCAGGCTACGACAGAGCCTTCGATTGGGCGCAGTACGAACTGCTGGCCAAGATGATGGCAGAGTGCAAAGGCAAGGTCATGCTTTCCATAAACGACCATCCGGACATTCGGGAGCTGTTCAAAGACTTCCGTATTCATCGGCTGGAGTTGGCTTACTCGGTTGCCCGCGACAAAACGCAAAAGACCAGCGGCGAGCTGGTCATCTGCAATTGGTAG